GTCATCTGTTACGACAGCGAGTGCATCAAAGAAGTGATCAAACTGCCACAGATGATCTAGCTCTGATGTGAATCCAGCCGGAGTTCTGTCATTCTGACCAGCGAGTGTTCCATTGCTGCTGATGATGTACTGGTTGATCTGACTCTTACCACCGATATGAAGGTATCGCTGACCGTTCGCGCTGAAGCTTGTCATGCCTCGCGCAAGTTCTGGAACAGTGCTGCTGATAGACTGGTATCCACCTATCTTCCGCGGACGTCCACGCTGAAACCGACACCACTGACCGTCAATGTAGTTCTCACCTTCAAGAACTGTCCCGTCCCGCTTGATACCGGGCATCGATCTTATTTTGATTGGAAGTTCAGGCATGATTAATCCGTTATGCTGTACACGAATGTCTGTCCGGCGACCGGACCCTTGACTCCAGACGTCGTCCAGTCGTTTCCGTAGTCTGGCGGATCAGAACCAGCAAGGTCAGGAGCGAAGGCGTCAAGCGTTCCGTCTGGGTTGATTACTATCTGTGCCATGACTATCGATGAAGCATTATCAACAATCGGACCCTGACAATATCTAATAGAGTCAGGTCGGATCAACGAAGGAATACCATCGCTCGTTCCGCAGGAGTTAGCGTTAGAGTTACCCAAGTTCGAAGTGACCAACCAGAAGCAGACAAGGTCGCCGATGCGAATGTAACTGTAAGTATTGATATTAGAATCAGAAAAGCCTACAGACCAGTTAAGCGTGAACGTCAAGACTGGAGAGATGATCGGCCTCTGAAGACCAGTGTCATCCACGAAGTAGAGATCTTGCTGCACGTTGTTGTCAACAAAGAACTGACCAAATCCAGGAACAGAAGCATCGAATGAACCACGCTCCTGTAAGAAGACAGGCTCTTCAAACCTCCACGCGACGTCAGTGCGAATGTGAGTAATCGTGCCAGCACCCTCGACGATGGCTCCTATATTGCCAGACGCACCGATGAGGATACCGTTCGCTCCTGCATTGATCGCAAGATCACCGCCGAGTGTTAAGTTTCCGCCTCCATCAAGCAGAGCCGCTGCTCCAGCATCTATCCATCCTCCCGCACCATCAGCGCGCAGAAGATGACTGATCGTTGATCCTGCAGGAATTGGAATAGAGATGGTCTTCGTTGCTCCGGCTCCAGACGCAGTGACGATGCCACCTACGAAGTCAAGGGTGTTCGCCAGTGTTGCCAGCGGAACTCCTTCTTCCTCAATGGTGAGCGCGGCAATGTTAGATAGCGGAGTCTTGCGCATGGCAGCAGCATCATCATCAAAGAATGCAATCGTATCCGCCGCTAGATCTATCGTCAACTCAACCGTGAGATTGTCAGTGTCCAACACCAGACTAAGATCAGATCCTAAGTCTCCGCCTCCAGCTAGACCGCCGAGTGCGGGAGTAAGAACATCACGACCGACACCGAGGTTGTCCATCGCATCAGATGCGTTCGTTGCAGATGTACCACCTTGACCGATGCTGATGGGAGGAGTGAACGTACCTGTCTCGGCATCAACCACATCTGTTCCATCGCAGTAGAAGATAGACCTGTTGTTCTGCGTAATCTGGACAGGAGTGACTTGAGCCGCTGTTGCAATCTCAAGTGTGAATGCTCCAGTCGTACTGTTGTCCATCCAATACTGTTGAATCGTATTTGGAACTACGACCTTTCGGTTGCCGGTCAAAGCTCCAACGAAGTTATATGAGATACGATTGAGTTGAACGCCAGATAGAATGAAGTCGCCGGATCCAGAGATGTCAATGGAAACATAGTCAAAGCCGACGGTCGTACTTCCACCGAGCCCAATGGTGAACCAGTCAAACCCATCAGTGACAACGAAGACCGAATCTCCAGGGTTCATCACGAGCGTTGCTGCGCCATCTATCGTTCCGGCGGCAGGAGTGACCGTGAGGATACCTGAACCCTCGTTGCGCACAAGACCGAACCAATCACTACCGACAGACGCGACAGTAGGAAGATTGAGTACACCGACTCCGCCAGTCCAGACGGTGAACAGCGCACGATTCGCATCTGCCCAATTGATCGGCGTGACCGATGTCAACGTGGGAGGGATGGATTGATTAAGCGAAGTCGTAATCGCTTTGATACCCGCTCCCGCGAGGGCTGCTGCATCTGCAACAGATACCGTCGCGCCGAGTTGGAAGGTCGCCCACGTTCCATCTTCTGTAGTGTTGTCAGTCAGGTAGATGAACCATGCAGTTCCAATCGCCGGACTAACAATAGTCGCACCGAGCGCATCCAGAACCTGGAACTCTTGCGAACCGACGTTGACAAACAACGAAGTGAATCCGTTGGATACCTGTCGCGCATCGCTTAGAGATATGTCTACTCCAGGCTGCGTCGCATCGACATCAATGATGTCTGCTGCTACGTCATCCGTCGCGACTGTATTAGTCGGCCAGTTAAGCGTGACGTCAACAGCAGTGACGAGTGATAGATACGTCCTCTGTGCGGGATTGATAGTTCCTCCGCCAAAGACTTCTGAATATGTCATGCTATGCCTCCTTCCTAGTGGAAGACCTATCTATGATCTTCTGTAAGTCTTCACCATTGAGTAATCCCAAGTCGCGGTCATACGTTGATTGCCACAATGGAACTCGCTCATCGTTCTTCAAGAATCTTGTTGCCTGGAGCAGACAAGCGTGGAGCAGTGCGTTCGGCGCATAGTCTGTCGACCAGTTCGTCTGGTTCGTGTTGTCAAGAAGCGGCGGAAGCTCGTAGTACAGCAGTTCAAATGGATATGCTGCATCCGGCGTCGGACTGAACAGATAATTGAAGTAATCGTAGTCCGCGTAGAACTTCGGCTGCGAAGTTAAGTCCTCGTCAGGATGGTATAGCCGACAGTACTCGTAAGAACGCGGGAACAACGGAGTACGAATCTCCGTCGCTCCCACGCCGAAGTTGATGCTTACTGTATCTCTCCAACGATCTGGCTTCTGATAGACAGAAGTTCCTATCGCCATCGTGCTAGACACGACGTTGATGAAACCCTGTATCTTCAGCGCACGAGCGAGGTCACGTTCCCCGAGGTTGATCAAACGGGGGAGCTGATCAAACACTGTCGGGTCAACGGAAGATCCGCGCTCAAGGTAGTCCCTCAGGTCATCCTGAAGAGAATTGAATGTCATTGCAGTAGGCATCGGTCTAGCTCCTTATGCTTCGTTCGGATCCGGCTCAGGTTCTGACGTCGGCTCAAGTCCTCGTCGGGACTCAGGCTCAGGCGTCGGCTCCGGCTCCGGCTCACTCGCAGCCTCTTCAGCTTCAGCTTCACGCATAGCTCCCTGAATGATGTCATGGGCTGCGTTACTCCGAGCTTCCATAGCTTCCCACTCTGATGGAGTCGGAGCTCTGTTCTCGTCGGCCATTCGTTTGATGGACTCTGCGAACTCAGTCAGTTCGGTGTGAGCTTCATCGCCGCGTTCAAGTAACTCGCCAAGGAAGGCTAGGAGCTTAGATGTCTCCTGAAGCTTGACGCTTGAACCTCCGCCGAGTGCTGGACTGCTAGTCAGCACTGACAGACCGCGCAGTGCGATCAAGATTAGTTGGATTGGATTCATTGTTCAGCTCCTCGAGTTGACGCTAGTAAGTTGTTGATGAGCGGGACAAGTCGTTCAGTCCAGTTGTTGAGGTTGTTCATAGCGTTGATGTATCGTTGTTCACCAGTACCGAACCTCTTGTATTCATCCTTGATCGTTTCGAACTCCAGGACTGCCGCAATCAAATCATCTACGACTGCCTTCGCTCGTTGATCCGCTCTACCGATACTGATCTTCTGACTGTTAGTCAGTTGACCACTGGAGACCAGCTTCGCAGCTTGCTCCTCGGCGATTACGAATGATCCATACGCGGCATACGCCTTCTGTTCGACCGTCTCTGCCTGAGCGAGCGGGTTAGATGCAGCACATCCTTCCAGCCCGATCAGTAAGAGCAGACAATAGAACGCGAAGAGCTGACGCGTCTGTACTAGATACTTCATAACGTACCTCCTCCATCACCCGATCCTGTGACTTTGTTTACCAGACGTCGGGTGGATATCGCCTGATAGTCTTTGAAGAACGCTACTGCCGCACCACCGAGGATCGACACCCACGTCGCTGTCGTTAGATCGGCGAACGTCAGTTCTGGATTGCTGGCAAACAACGTCACGACGGTTGATCCGAACAGAATCAATGCCGCGATTAAAGCTCCTACGAGTGTATTCGTATTCATCTTGCTTCTCCTGTACCACACTTAGAACGAATAGATAGGTTATGTTCTTCATCACCTAGCTGTCCAGTGATGATACGCATTGCTTCACCACTGCTTGAGACCGCTCGCTCTTGACGATCAGTCTTCGGGTTCCTCATTATCGCATGACGCATTCCAGGCGCGATGCATCCCACTATGTCCGTGACCCAATTTCCTATGTGAATGAGAATAGCGTACCGACCTCCCTTTTCAAGAAGCATCCTGGACTCGTTGTGATAGACTCCGTACTCCTTTCCGAAGAGACGATAGACTTTAGATCCACGAGACCGAGTGAACGGCTGGAGCAGATACTCTCCGTCTGGGATGCAGGATTTGAAAGGCATACCACCTGGAGAATCATGAGCAATCCAAGGACGTTCAATAGTAGCCAGACGATGATCGCCGACCATAAGATAGCCCTCAGTAGCCTTCGGTCCATAAGAATGTCTTTCAAGTGTGATCAGCATCACGTCGTGTTCGCCTGTAGTGCTGCCTTCGCTTCTTCCAACGCATCCAACTGAATGTCCAGATCTACTAAGTACGCAGCATCCTCGGCTGTCCAATCTACTGCCTGACGTTCACGGAACTTCAACGCCGCAATATCTTTCTTCGTGGCGTTGATGTCCCGTTGCAAAAGAGCGACGAACGCAAGGCTAATCGGAGCGACCTCGGCTGCGACAGTCTGCTTGATCGTACCCTGCATCTCTTCCGCCAGAGCATTCACCAAGACAGGCTGAACGACGAACCAGAAGATAGGAACGAGCGTCGCATAAGTCACGATCTGATTGATCCCAATGCGAATCCCGCGCTCTTTCACTGTTGCCATTTCCTTATTCCTCTTCGCCGACTGCCTTCAGCTCAGGCTTCAGTTCATCATCACCGGCATCTTCCGGCTGGACCGGAAGTGGTGGAGCGTTGACGACCATGACTTGCTGCTGAACGATTGCCGTGAGTAGCGCATTCAATATCTGAACATCACCAGTGATAGCCATCTGACTTGGAACGCTGACCGCTCCAGGAGTGTTCAACAGGGTGAGACCTGCTCGTGCCGCTTGTAAAATCTGCGGTAGTTCAAGATTCATTTTCTGTTGTCCGTTCATTTCTACTTCCTCTTGGTTAAGGCTTTCGCCGTTAAAATGACTGCACTGCTCTCCACGAATGCCCGGAGCCTAGATACACGAAAGCATCTGCTCCGGTGTCTAACTGCTTCGCTACCCGAACAGACATTGTAGTGGTTGACTGATTACCATTGATCAAGCAGCCAACGATGGTGATGAATGTTCCATCAGGACTAACTGATCCATCGGTGGAGATGTTAACGATATTCGTTATGACCTCACCTATGGCTGAGTGAAGCCGCTCTTGACCTGAGCCTCCACCACCCGTCCAAGATACCATTCCACTGAAAGTAGCGAGTGTGTCAATGACCATCTCTATAGCAATGTCATCTGCTGCTGGTGAGCTAACCTGAAGCGAAGCTTGATAGACATACTTCTGATTTTGTTTCGGTTGAGAGACTAGGATTTCAACAAAGCTAACTCCCGCAACAAGAATCGTATTGTCATTTACATCTGACTCGTTGATGGCAGCAATAGAAAAATCAAGTCCACTCGCAGTTCGGAATCTTAAGCTCTGGTCAAAGGCATCATCTCTCACCCAGAGTTGACCGTAGTTAGTCGCGTCTGCTGCCACGGCAGTTCGTTCTTCCAGGTACAAAGGAATATCGTTGATCTTCAGGCCAGTCGTGTTGATAGCGCTGAAGTTTATAAAGGTTCCATCGTGCTGCATTTGAAAGTAATCAGCGAAAGTGGAATCACCTATTCGTATATCGCGGCCACCAGAGATCAGCCACACCGTCACTCCTGCCGAAAAGGTAGTGACGAGGTCGCTGTTGATGTCCACCTGAAACGAAGCGTTGTCTGGAGCTCCGTCAGCGAGTAGCCTCAGCGCTCCACCGTCTTCTATCCGAACTCCGCTGGGAAAATTAGTCAGTACGAGCCAGTTCCCATCCCAAGTAAGATCAGGATCACCTTCAAGTGTACCGTCACCAGTCCAAACACCGAGTTGATCATTGACCGGAGTACCGACTTTGGATACGTCGCCACCACCACCACCGAGATCACCTATGGTCAGAACACGCTCCAGTCCACCTCCGGTCAATGTATTGTTGACCAAGAAGCCTCCCGCTGATGGCGAGTTAGTTTCAGCTACGACCGCAGACGAAAGACCATGCTGCATCCTGACCGCGACGCCGAACGCAACTTCAAGTTGCGCACTGTTCAAACCGCCGATGATCGTATCGGATCCACTTGTACCGGAACCATTGATGTTGATGAACAGCGTAGCATTGAAGCCGAATGCACTAGGCTTCGTTTGAATGTTCTGACGAGACATCTGCGTCATCGGCATCGTGCCGGTCAGATTTGCACCTATGTTAAGCGGAACGTTGTCGTACGGAGATCCGGTACTCGATACAGATAACGCACTGGTCAAGTTGATCGAACCGATGATCAGTGGATCTGCGACGCCACCACCACCTTGTCCAAGACTGACGAGAGAGAAATACGCACGACACAATCTTCCGCTGTCAAAGATAGTTCCGTTGGATATCACGCTTACTGGGATAGTCCAATACACTCCTTGATCAACCGGGACACCAGTCAATTCAAGTTGTATCCAGTTGTCCTGGCTGTTCGGTTGAATGATGAATATCTTATCGCCAGATACTAATTCCGCACCCCAGAATAAATCGAAGACCTGTCCAGCCACATCACTTTGATTGACGGCAATCTCTGTCACCGACGCAGGATTGACGTTGTTCATCCTGAGGTCTTGCAGGTCTGGAGCAGTTCCCATATCTGTGCTAGTATCAAACTCCCATTCTATTTCAACAGCAGCATGATCAGGGGGAGTTCTGACTCTTCCATTAAGACCTGAACCCGTGACAGCATTCGGGACAAAGATTCCTCCCAGAGCAGTGCCGACTGAGATGATGCAAGTCTGATCGGTAGCTCCATGGCGAAGGTTGAACGCACCGTCCGGATCAGATATGAACGCAAAGAATTGGTTTCCACTTGCATCCCGCATCTGTAATCGTATGTCTCCGCCGCGCATTTCATTCTGCATCACAAGATGATTGTCGCCGTTGTAACCAAGCGAGCCGATGATGTTGACGTCTGCGAGATCACGTAACTCCAACAGAGCCGTGATCGCTTCAGCTACCGGAGGAGTCGCCGTATTGATATCACCCAAGACGCCGAGTGGAGTAGCGAACGGATTCTGATCTGGGATAGATACACTGATCGTGATGGGCAATCCGGGTCCATCATCAACGATGCTGACGTTAGTCCCAGCAGTCAGTATCCGCTCGTTCGGTAGATTCGGGTTCGCAGTTACCGTGACGAACGTTGCGTCCAATCCGGCTGCTGATGATGCTAGATCGTCAGCCGATACTCTTCTACTATCACCGTCCTGGACGATTTCAAGTTGTTCAGTCCCCCCGAGCGGAAGTGTCGCAGGTCCTAGATCTGTAATCTTGATCGCCATCTGTTAACTCCTAGAGTGTCCACGGCGGAATTCCGCCATCTGGTGCCTGTTCAATTTCACGATAATCGCCAGACTCTGTTATTCGAATGTTCGTGTCGTTCCCGCTTGTGCTGCGCGTATATAGTAGTGTAGTCGTCGGATCACTACCGAGGTCAGTCAACTGTCTATCCGGCCGAACATACAGAAGATTGATCTCCTCAGTTGGTCGCGCTGCAAGACGATACGGATCAAAGTCATCCAGATCGTCCAGGCATACTTTGAGACCCGGAGCATTCGGGTCATCGTATAGATCTTCCAGCTTCATCTTTCGGCTGCATCGCGCACAGATGCCAATTCCGAAAGATGACGAGCCAGAAGGATCTATAAATAGACTCATCGCGTGTAGACTCCGATCCTTGGGGTAATCCGCACTGGAGAACCGTCATCCTCTCCGGTCCAAGCGTTCTTAGACTCAATCATGAAGTCTTGGTCCAGAATAGGAAGGCGACTGATGTCCGCTTCAGGTATTTCACGCACGAGCTTCCGCGATAAGTCCGTAATCACGAACTCATACCATCGTTGCGGCACTTCAATCTCCTGCTGCATCGTGCCGACGTCCTGAATCTGACGTTTGATGTAGAGAACGTACTGAAAGAACGTGAATTCAGTGTCCGGAGGAGGCCAGACCGTCGCAATCATCCTTCCACCTTGCGCGGCTGCTGATTTATCAAACCAATACTCCGTCGGACGGCTCAGAAACTGCTTATCCGGGAGGTTCGAGTACGAGTCCAGGCTGATTTTCGGCATTGGAACTTCATTTGCAGTGTTTCCAAGGAAGAATTCAGCTACATTGAGGACTGTTGTACCTTGAGCGAGCAGTCGGAAGAACCTGAACGGGATTTGCTGCTCCAAATCTACCCAGAACCAGTCTCCGGCGACGGCTGCGAGAGTCGCGTTCGTATAGAGGTCCGTATAAGACACTCCATCCTGCGATCCTTGAATGATAATGTCCCACGTCGCAGTCGCATTGAAGAAGATACCGAATGTATCGACCTGAGTTTGATTGTCAGCACCGAAGTCCACCTGAATATTTCCAGCCGGAGCTACCTGGACACACGCTGTCGTCAGATCAGTGTCAAAGGCATTGTCCGCAACTCCCTCACTCGCGCTGTTCGTACCGAGCGTTCGGTTGAGATCACGAAGGTTCATACTCTGCACGTCAACGCTTCCGACTGGTAACGGAACTGACCGCTCACCTCTGTAGATGGGCAAGATAGTCTTCTCAAGAACCCAGAGAGGGATTCCGTACGAAGACAGCGAAGACAGATTCAACCACAGCAGATCCAGAGCCGTGTCTATATGTTCCGGAGTGATAGCCTGAGGCGGAACTTTGCAACGACGGAAGGCATGGTCTATCACCTTCCTCGTTTCAAAGACCGTCTGGCCGACTGTTCCTGATGTTGCCATCTACCCGCTCCTTAGTTCTTATGGAGATACTTGTGAGCGCCAGTCTTTCCACCCTTGCCGACCATCTTCGCTCCGCGTTGCGCTGGCTGAACTCCCTCACCCTGACTACGATCAGGCATCGTGTGAGTCTTGTGAGCAGCCGATGCGACCTTTCCACCGTGCGCGTACGGAATCATCTTCCCACCTTTCTTCATGTAATACTTGCCGCCTTTCTTGTACGCCATCTTTCCGCCGTGCTTGCACTTGACGTATCCACCTTCGTTGTATCCAGGCATGAGCGTAGACTTTCCGCCGAGCGCCTTGTCGTCTTCACTAGACGGCTGCGTTCGTTGCTCGCCTGTCGGCTTCTGCTTCATCGTGCTGGTCTTCTGTAAAAACTGCGGAGACTGCTTCACCTGTCCGCCATGCTTGAATCCCATCGTCTTTCCATGGGACACTAGTCCGCCTGTCTGTGCGCCTTGCTTGAAACCTTCCATCTCTTTCTCCTATGGTGGAAAAGGTCTTGGACCTGATCCGTAGTTGAAACCCTGATTCTGTGTGTTCACTGTATCTGGTGGTGCTGGTGGTCGACCTGCATCCTGTCGCACTTGATCTGCCACGACTTGCTGTCTGTCGTTGCGAACAGAAACATCGTATCTCAGTTCCCTGAATACTTCAAAGTCTGTGCAGACATCGAGATTCGGGTTATTACAGTTCGGACACTTCGGATTGTCATTGTCAGCATTCTTCGTGTTCGCAGCCCACAGACAAGTCGGGCAGCACTTCCACCATTTGATTCCTTCTTGTTCTGGTCTTGCCATATCGTTTTCCTATACCGGAGTGTTGACGGTCGTACCAGCACCGTCCACCCAGACATCACCATCAGCCGCACCGACAGCCCAGACCGGAACGTCTTGTGAGGAGTTATAAAGTTGCGCTCCTTGAATCTTGTCGGCATTCGTATTGACCGGATCAGTGATATCATTCAGTAGTGCATCCGTGACTGTCGTAGTCTGAAGAAAGCCTGTTACAATCCTCACCGTTCCTGCGAAGTTCACCTCAGTAGTGCCAGTCGGGATCTCAATGACCGCAACGGCGAGATCGTTGAAGATGGTTACATCGTTGACTGAGCCCTGTCCTATCAGTTGTAGACCATCTGCTGCGGTATGTCCCATACACGCTAAATCACCCGCAAGGACTGTCTCCGTTTCTACGGATAAAATTCCAAGAATATCAACGTGTGTCCGGTAGTCAGCATCAATGACGAAGTGGGCAAGCCGATGGAATTGCAGACCGGCGTCACCGTATGCAAATCCTTCGATGCTGAAAACGCCTTCGTGTCCAGTGCCACCAACGAAGCCGACGAAGGAAATCTTAGTTTCCTCGCGTCCAGTCGTGTCTTGCGGCATGAAGAACGCAAGCGCTCCGGCTGCTGTTGCTCCGAATGTAGAGTTGATGGGAACGCGAGCACCAATACCGAATGTCGTTGCGTTGTTTTTAAGGAACCGAACATTGAGGTTGTTGACAACATCGGTCGGTTCGTCACTGATGATAAGTTCACCATCAAACAGTCCCGGCACTCCCGGTACAATCGACCATCCATCCGGGTTGGAGACCGAATTGGTATTGACGATCATGTACCCTCGCTCATCCAGAGCGTCGGGTGCTGGTGTCGTAACTATTAAGTCGAACCTCACACCGTCAACAGCAGTGAGATTGACCGTGCCTTCTATCGTGCCGTCGCCTGTCCAAACACCAACCTGATTATCGACCGGAGTGCCGACCTTGAAGACATCGCCGAAAGCTCCTGGAGTGACACTGATGGTGACGGCTCCACCCGCTCCACCATCAACGATGTCAATGTCGGCTCCTGCTGTAAGAACACGCTCGTCGGTGAGCGTGGGATCCAGAGAGATGACTACATACTCAGCATCGGCTGGAGCTCCGCCTCCTCCCCCGGCAGCCCAGTCGTAGTCGTAGTTATCGGGAGTGAGTTTAGTAAGGACTTCGCCGGTCGCACCATCATCAGGGATGTTGATGGCAACAATCCCGGCGAATCCTAATCCTGACTGAGCAGTCATAGGCTACCTCAGAGAGCTTTTTGAATGAGGTCGCGCAAATCTGCGAGCCTCGTCTTTTCCCCTGTAAGCTCCTGCTCTTGAATGTCAAGTGCATCAGCTCTCTGCTGGAGTGCGGTGTCTTTATGATCATACTCGCTCTTCCGAGCGGATAAGACCGTCATCTCTCGGTTCGCTACTGACGCTTCTTGCTTCGCGCCAGCGCTGATCGCTTCTGCTTGCTTCGCAAGGCTATTCGCCTTGGATACTGTCTCCGATGCACTGACATCCGCTCGTTCACGGATTTGCGTTGCCTGTTCATTCGCCTCGGATATCAGCCGTTCGCATTCTTCATGCGCTTCCTTTGTTATCTCCTTCTGCTTTGCGAGTTCAGCGTCTGCCTGAGCTCTGACTTTCTCCAAGTCCTCAATGGGACCAACTCTGTCGATGACAGCCTGAGCCTTCGCCGTAGCAGCATCCAATTGATCAATCCGCTTCTGTAGAAGATCCGGATTAGCCAACAGACGCAACGTCGGATCGACAGTTCTGCCTGACATATCTTGCGCGATGCTCATGAGACTGCTCCTGCTTGAATCAGGCTGAACCCTGCTGTTCCGACGCCTGAGTTAGTAAAGAGCCGAACTGCCTTCGGTGGAAAAGCTAAGTTTCCATCTCCGTTCGCGACGACGTTCACCAGTGTCGGGTGATCGAACCACGCAAAGAGAGTAGACGGATCATCGCTGAAGACATCATCGAACGTATGCTGAACGGTAACATCCACCGTCCCTGTGACCGTGACCGCCAGACCGATGTTAGTCGGATTGAGATACTGATCAATGGGGATAGGAATTGAACCTCCTAGTCCATTCGTTCCACCGTCCACGTCAGTGCCGACAGCAGCCGAAACCGCGATCTGCGTCACCGTGAAGAAGTCCAGAGATGTCGCAACGGATCCAGCGTTCGGACCTGCGATGGCCTCGCTGATAGTGCGACCTTGTTCATCCGTGCCTGTGATAGTGAAGGTGATCGCACTCAAGTTGCCAGCAGAATCAAGTATTACTTGTCTCTGAACATCCAAGAATGCGACACCATCAGTTACGAAGGCACCATCAAGTACAAGGTTTCCCGCACCACCAATCTGCTGATCCTCGAAGATCCCATTGGGATCCGCTAAGTCCAGTTGTCTAGATTGAATGACGGGTCTCATGATTATGCCCTCTCTTTCGCTGCGAAGATATAATCCAGACTCATCGTCTTGGCTACTGCTTCGCCATTCTGTACACCGAAGCTGACGGTCAGCTCAGTCGTGACCGGATTCGCCGGTTCCAAGAAGCCGAGTGGAATGCCGTTGACACCGTAATAGAACCGCGAGATTCCATCCCAGTACCATTCCATCGTGAGGAATGTATCGTCCACAAGAGTGGCGATCGCCAAGTCCTCAGTCACGACGCTACCGATAGCGTGATGGATGTCCAGGCTGGCGTCACCGTCATCACTCTGGAACCAGATACCATCGGAGACCGCGAGCGGACTCGTATCAGTAATCTGTAGACCGGCAATAAATTCAGACTGAAGCACTTCGTTGATCGCTAACCTTGCTCGGAAGTAAGACTTCCGGCTTGCTTCAATCACCCAAGCTTCTCCGACCTTATTGGAGAAGGACGAATCGTTGTCCGCTGCTGCGTTCGTAATCAACAGAACGCCACCATCAGCGTCTGCCAGTGCCTGAGTCGCGACTCCTACCTCAGTGACCACCCAATCGGCGGCGAGGTAATAGTCAAAGTCTTCCATGTACGTGTGATGACGAGTTGGATCCAACATCGCCATCGCTTGGAAGAGGCTGTCATCGGGACGGTTAGTTAGACCGTTTCCGAAGTTCGTAATAATGCTATCTCGTAATGCCATTTCGTTCTCCTAAAGTTGGTTCCTCCGTTTCACGTCCGGAGGAGTTAGGGAGCCCGTTCACGTTGGGCTCCCACCCTCTTTTTACTTACTCTCCGATCTTACAGACCCGGAGTACCGAAGACCGTCCGAGGATCGGTCCATGACGGCCAATACCGCTCCGTCGCCTTGTAACGCATGGAATCAGTTTCGAAGTCGCCTTCCATTGACTTCTCCATCTTGCGTCGCATGAGCAACTGAAGACCGCGAGGAGCATCAGTACCGATCCACCATGCAGTCGTTGAGGTGATCCGGCTAAGATTAGCCTGACCGTCACTCAACAGACCCATGGACTTGACCGGGTTGATGTCGTTGTTCGCGGTTCCGGCACGAAGAACGCTCTTCAGCAGAACTTCAGCCTGGAAGACCTGACTGGGACCAGCCACAATCTTCTTCGGCGTCAACCGGATTCGTTTACCGTTGTTGTCGACCGCGTTCCGGACCTGAATCAGCATCTGCTCCAGGGACGTCTGCGATAGAGCAGCAGACGTTGAGAGCAAGTTACTGAACGTTCCGTTAGCGATCGGGTGAGCAGCGTTGACTAGAGAGACACCGTCGCCACCGACAAACGCACCATTGAAGGCACGATTGAAGATGTTGGCGGTCAACGTCTCCTTCGTTTCGATCATGGACTGAGCGAGATGCTCAGCGTAGATCGTGCCGATCTTGATATGATCACCGTCTTCCACCAAGACTTTCGTCAAGGCGAAGGCGAGTCCATACACTCGATAGACATAACGCTGGATGAAGAGCACTCCACCGGATTGATAAGTTACCGGCAGACCATCGGGGAGCTCTGGAGCAGCCCCGAACCCGTAAAGGACAGGCTCTTCATGGTACGAACGGGGGATACCCGGACGTTCCACAAAGCATGCCTTCCATTCATCGGCTCTTTGATTGTAGATGCCATCGAAAACCTCGTTCAAGATGGGCTCTACTACTGACCTGAAGTCAGTGCTGCGCATTGGAACAGCCATAGTCTAGTCCTCCTTAGATTGAAGCTTGGTCAGCGACTAGTTGATGCTCAGAGATCTGAACAAGAACAATCGGAAATGCATCCGTCAGTTCATTGTCCGGACCTGGATTGAGACCCAAGATTCGCAGACCAGCGTTGGCACCAGCAGTTGCCGTATCCAAGGCGACACTGGACAAGCCAGTGATCGTAGATCCTGCGAGTGCAGTCCAGTTGTATTGCTGACCGATGTCAGCTTGAACGAGACCGGCGTTTGCCTGAATCTCATATACAACTTGATCTTGACCTTGGATGTAATAGGCACGAATGTTCGTAGCGACCGTGTTGGCTATCCACCGATTGGAGACACGATGACGTCCTTCGACATCATCCCACTCCACTCCCATGAAAGAACCTATGGCTCTTGCACCGGCAGCGGCACCGACTATGAATCCAGCGGCATTTATCTGAATCGGCTCATACTGAAAAATAGTCGCAGGGTGAGCAGAGACGATAGTGCCAAGTGGACCCGGACGAACAGCCCCAGAAGGACTGTACGATGGTCGCAATCCGAACGGAGCAGCGAGAAGACTCATTGCTTATTACTCCTGATACAGATTGATTAACCTGTCGCCGCTTCCCCTTCGCCTTCTGGGACTTCTCCCAAATTCTCAGCGAAGGATCCCGGCTCCAGGACCTGTCCCAGTTCTTCCATGCCTTCTTCTAGCTCAAACCTAATCCCACGAGAGCCACTCTTCGCGGCTGCTGCTGCCTCTTCTCTGATCACGTCAATGACCGATGAAAGCTTCTGCTCCTCGTACAGAGGTTGCGAATGATGCGCTTCACGCATGTAAGCTTCATACAAGTGCATGGGAAGCTTGAATGCGATCATCTCGTTCACACCGATACATCCTGCCCACTCGCCGCCTTTGAGCGTAGCATGTTCCCATCCGGGAATGTCTTCACTCTTGACTGGCGCGTAACCTAGACGCACTCGAGATGGAATCGAGTCTCTGGGATTTGTGGTTGTCAACCAGCAAACATGGTATCCCGGAATTGTAGGAAGATCCGGGAGTACAGACTGGAAAAAAGATTTACGAAACTCATCCAAACGCTCTTCGTCTGATAGTACTCTTACTGTCTCGGCACTCTTACGATCAGAGGCCGCACGACTCTTCCGTACTTTACTCGGAGCTTTCTTCCGTCTCGTGCTTGGTTTACCTACTCTACTGTCACTCATTTTCTAACCCTCTCATTCAGTGGATTGCTGTCCACACTATGCGTCTGAAGCATGCTCGCGGTCCCATTCGGAGTATCGTTTTAGATACTTCTTCCTGAGTACCGGATCTTCCCAGACACCCGCCTCTTCCATCGCTTCACGACGTTCACGGCTGATGTGGACTTCATTACTTCTCAGAGGACGTTCTTTACCGCCGACGCGGAATCTCGGTCCTCCAGGTTTCCTTTCCCCTCCTCGTTGATCACCCGTATCATCCAGGTCATCATCGTCGTCTATCCCGTTCCCTTTGCCTCCGCCTTGCGCTAGATGAGGTAGACGTCTTCCGACACGCTTGTCCAACTCATCATAATACTCTGGCGTCCTTGGGTCATAACCATCACGCATCAACATATCGTCGATCGCACCAGCGATAGCAGAGTCTTCATCCCGACGTCCGAAGTCAAACCATGTATTCCGTTCGTGCCACGTTCGCACCTGCTCTACGAGCATTGGATCTGGTCCTTCGGCTTCAGCCTGTGATCTTGCTCCGCCTTGCTCCTTGTACTGAGTGAGGTAGTTCTTCTGATCTCGCAGTCCGTCACGGATGCGCTGAGCTTCTACAGCGTCCTTCCCTTCTCCCGCGTCCATCGCCTTCGCATACACATCTTCAGCACTTTCAATCGCCCGATCTATCTGCGAGATACGACCATCGATAGAAGCATTTTCGCTCGCGTCCACACGACGAGATAACTCACCGAGTTGCTTCTCGACCTGCTCATTGCGACTACGAAGGAATCCTAGTTCGCGTTGATCGCGATCCCTTGCATCCTTCTGCCGCTGACGACGCGTCTTGCGCTCTGTCCTACGAGCAGCAATCTTCTCGTCGTCTACTGCTTCACCTCCACCGAGTCGTTGGTCATCACTTCCCGCCGCGAGTTCACCGTCTTCGTCTTCTCCGGATCCCTCACCACCGTCTTCATCGTCGTCTGCGGGGATCATTACTTGATCCTCCTTATCGACGCCATCGCCGACCATAACTAGGTCGTCGTCTTTTTTGTCTTCCTGTGCCATTGTCTAGACTCCTTCAGTCTGCGTCACTTCAAGAAGGCGACCATCTCTAACGGGTCGCCTGTAATTTCTCCACCAAGTTCCAGGTCGTTGAACAAGCAGAACAACGCTGCATCTTGGGAATTAGGAACTGGAACCTCCCAACGATCTCCGCCATACTTCGGGCATCGAACGAAGGCTCCAGGTTGAACCCACTGACCCTCGGGCCACTCTTTCAGGGTATCTCGATCGCGGAACGCGACTGGTCCTAGCGTTATGACTTTGGATACTTGAGTGTTCCATAACTCTGTATCGCGGGATTCTTCTGGAATTACAATCCCGCCTCGTGTTCTCTTCATAGGGGTCCTGATCTGCACCAGTACCTTGGACCCGAAAGGCCTCAAGCCGGGATCAACGTCTGGGAACGCTTGATCGATAGATTCATACGCTAGAGATATCCTCTTCGTATGCTGGTCTTCCGCTCCGACATCAGCCAGTGAGAGATTACTTGTCTGGTTCATTCGCTATTTCCTCAATCACATTCATCAACAACTGCTCGGCGAGTAACAAGCCTTGATACTTTCCTGACGCCTGTCCGTATCCGAATTCAGACTTCTCATTCGGCTGTCGGAGTGCGGCATCTGCCATCTCAACTTGCATATCCTTGAGTTTCCTCAGGTAGAGTTCCAATTCAATCTGCATCGTACACCTTTATATACGAGCGAGCAAGTATCTATGCTCGGCTCGATCCTTTTCTTCCGTACGATCCACTTCCCCCGCTCTTCATGGACTTCCCATGCGATGCGTGAGTGGAGGAACCGCTTTTCGGCGCACCCTTGCCATCTATCTTCTGGCCGAGCTTACCTGTCGTCGCGAGGACGTAGTGCTGTCGTGCATACATGGTCGTTCTCCTGTTACATTAAAATGATGACTGTAAACTCTCGATACTCCAGATCAACCCGAGGGATTAATTCCCGTTCCGGTGCTGAGGTTCGACTTGTTTCCAGCCTCCAATTCAGCGGCAGAGATAGTGAGCGCCGTCAGGTTGTCCTGAGTATTTCTGCGCTCATCAGACTCTAATTGAGTAGCGATACGTTCGTCCTCAGCACGTTCCTTCACGAGTAGCTCTTCAAGCCGAGCAGACCTGTCAGAAGCCATCTTCGCTTGTTCACGTGCCGTTACGACGGACTGTTCGCGTTCGTCCGCGGAAAGTTTAGCGAACTCGATGCCTTCCTTCTTATCGAGCTCATTACGTTTGGTCTCATCCTTGCGAGCTTCAGCCTCAGCCTTCATTGCATCCTGCTGCGTCTTCCGCTGCGTCTCTGCCTGAGCGTTCGGATCAATCGGTATCGGCGGAGGCTGCGGAGCGAACTGCTGCATCGCTTCCATGGTCTGCTGGATGATCTGCGGCAGAGCTTCAAACACTTCGCCGGAGCGCTCCATGACCATCGGTGACGCAGCCGCGAGCGTCTTGTCCAACTCCTTGCGCGTCTTCGGGTCCTGGTCTTGCATGATCAATGCCATCCCTTCCTCGTCGGTCTCTGATGCTTGCATCAACAGTTCATAGTTGGAGTTCACATACCAGAGAACCATGTGTTCCTTGATGTGCGCGAGAACTGCTGGCATGAATGACGGTGAGATGACGGGGTTCTGCCCGAACTCCTTGCTCAGCAGGTAGTCCAGATGAACCTGGAGATGCCCGAGGTGATCTTGCTCTGGGAACGCAGCGACCGGGCGAGCGAGACTCATTGCTGCATTCTCATTCACTGCGTTCTGGTTCTGTGGTACATCTTCCGGTATGAGCAACTCATCCGGATTCGGTATCTTCGTACGCTCAAGCAGCCTCTTCTCAACGGCTCGCTGATTGTAAAGATCAGGCATCGCGGCTGCTCGCTCCGAAACAATCTGAAGCTGAGCGAGCCGTTGAACATCACTGAAGACTTGCGGGTCAGCAGTCGGCACGACATCCATCGGTCCCTGGAAGTCTTCACGATACGCCAGGACTTCACCGAGCTCATCTACCACTTCGTCATCAGTGAGGTACATCTTATTGATGCGATACAGTACCTCAATGACCATGCTCATCGCGTGATACGTTCGGAGATGGATGGCCGACATGACCTGCATCCCCTCTTCAATCATCGCGAGGGTAGTGCCGACAGGCATGTTCGGACTCTGACTGCCTAGCTGTTCAAACGTAGTACGAACCATTCCCTTCCCTGCATCAACAAGGAACCCGAGCAGTGAGAACAGAGTCGGTGACGGCGGATTGAACGGCAGAGGCATGAGTAGCTTCCGGATGTCATCGCCGGCAATCCCTCCGTCTATCTCTGCGATCTGCGTTGCCTGGATCTCAGTCTTACTCTGACCCATGAAGTTCGCACCTCTCAGCCGGATGGCCGTCGGGATGTTGTTCACGTGAGCGCTATCTAAAAGGGCTCGGAGCGCACCTGTCGCCGCACCCGATAGGCTACCAATCATCTGACCGAGACCGACAGAGTACGCTCCGCGCCAAGGAATGAACGGAAACTCAATGATCCACTGCATCCGTTCGAAGTATTCATCATCCTGTTCCCAGTTGCGTATGACCGCGACGATCTTATTCGTCGGCTGATCAATGCTCACTAGGTACGGAGCGACGCCGTCTCCTTCGCTGTCTCCCTCCATGTCAACGAACAGGTTGATCTCAAATACTATGCGCAGACCGTCTTCATTATAGTAGTCGTATCTGTCCTTCCCTTCTATCTTGTCCGTTGCCTTCTGTGCTTCGGTCTCTTCCGGTAGCTGCGCGTGAACGAGCGGCATGATATCACGGTACATGCCATCCTTCACTCGGTCTTCAAACTCAAGCTGAGTGACCGGCTCGGCGTAGGTCTGTCGCTCTGCCGTGTAGAAGTTGCTCGCCGAGTACGGAATGTAGATCAGGTCTTGCGGAATGTACTGCGGAACCGGACGTGTCTTCTTTCTGGACCAGTCAGGCGTCAGTCGCATGTACTGAGACCCCGACAGAGCGAGCTGAGGAAGTAGCTGCTCAAGCTCTGGACGGAAGGCTTTCATCTGCTTCAGGAACTGCCAGTTCATATAGTCCTTGACGCGATCAGCCTTCTTCAATCGGTCCGGACTCGTATGCTCTCCAGGTATGTACGACTTCACTGGACCGTTCGGTGGCATCAATTCCTTGATCGCACGAGCAGAGTAGTCCACGGCAGCATCGGTCAGCATCGGATGGACTACTCGTGATGCTCCGGTGAACTCCGCGCCACCTGGAGCTTCCTTCCCGAGTCCCGTGCGTTTGATCGCTTCGGCGTATTCCTTATCGCGACGCTCGCGTGACTTCTTATCGTTGTCAATGCTCTTCTGCAATCGCGTGGCGAGCCGCGTCAGTTCATCCTCCGGCAACATCTCAACGATGTTATCGTAGAACTCATATGTCTTGTTAGTACCTTCCTCGTCACTGATCTGTACGATGGCTCCGCCATCATCAGTGTCAGTTACCTTGTCGGGGACCGGCTCAAATACTTCGTCTTGTGGAACTGCCATTACACCAGACCTCCTTCTGCCTTGTATGGTGATTTGTATCGGACCTTCTCATATTCTATGAATCGTTCAGGCTCCATCGGCCACGCTTCTCCATGTTCGTACTTCTTCAATAGATCAAGATCACTCTTCGGTAGCAGGATCTCCATCTCGTCACCGAACGGAGGCAATTCTCCAGTCAGTCTGCGAAGCGTTTTCTCATCAGGTATCGCCAGAGCCGGAGCATCCGCAGGTACTTCAATCTCATTGAACAGACCTCGGTCTCCTGCCCATCCTTCGGCATACGTTTCCGCGTGAGTGGGATCAATGGTCGTTGTGAGCGGGTACTCGTTCTCCGGTATCATTCTCCTCCGGGATGAACCACGGTACACCGTCATCGGGTCTTTCATTCGTGGAGCTCCGGAGATGATGGCATCCATTCTCTGTGCGAGTTCCTCTGTGCCGTATCCTCCCGTGTATCCGAACTCCATGCTCTCGTATGGTCCAATGAGATGGCTCTCCAGAGCTCCGAGCTGATCCTTGTCCAGGCTCGTGATGTACTTCTCCTGGAGCTTCCTCAGTCGCTTCAGCTCCTCATGCTTCGGAGGGAGCGGGATGAACCGTTTGAGGCCGGCGAGTTTAGCCATCAGTTCTTCCTCGTCCGTTCCACTGCGACCCCGTCCGCAGCCTGTTCAATCACACTATGAAACACGCAGACCGGGCATCCATTGTTCGAGAGTATCATGTCGCCGCCGAACGTCTGGAGGCATCCCATGACCAGACGGTTCTTGATAGCTACGAGCGCGTCAGGATGACCATCAAGGAACCGATCCCTTCGCTCTTCCTTATCAAGCTCCAGGTCCTCCCCGAAGCCACGCTGAATGAGAGCCATCCGTATCTCGCCGTCATGCAGTTCGCAGAACTCAATCTCTCCCATCTCTACATCACCTTCATGCTCGTCACCGCAATCAGGACAGATCAGTTGTTCAACCGTCATACGGGTTCCCTCCCTTCGCGGCTCTCTTAGCTTTCTCTGCTCTCATCCGAGCCTCTTGCCTCTTCATTTCCACCGGATCCTTCTTGATAGTCAGCGCTCCGATGTACTCATCCATGAAGACGCGCATCACTTGGGTCGTGGTGTCCAGCAGGTCATCGCGCTCAATGCTTCCCTCCCCGATGAACGAACAGACCTGAGTGATCAGTGGATCCATGTACGTCTTCGGAGTATCAGGTACGCTGTCGCTCTCAACAGCCCAGACACGACCATGCGCCCACATCGGTGAGGTCAGATGTAGACGCGTGAGCTTGTCTGCTTTGCCTGGATTGTATCCGTGAGTGAGGACGTCCTCAACAGCGAGGCTCTGTCTCAGGCTGATACCACTCGCCTTCTCCTCGATGAGTATCATGTCAACCTTCTTGCCTTGATGCTTCGGCTTGTTCTTCGCACGGATACCCTTCGGTCGCAGGAGCGGCTCATCACTGTCTCCGTACGTCAACCGACGTTCTCGCTTCACTCTCTTGATGAGCTCAGGTAATCCAAGCCACTCCTCCCAGCAATCCAGGAGCATGACGTGGCTCTCCTTCTTGTACATGAACAATCCCCACACTGAACACGCTGTCGGGTCGTTCTCCTGCTTCTTCTTGTCGTGCTGTCGTTCACTGAACGCAGTGTCCAGCGACATGATGATGACCGTGAACTTCGGCAGAGGCTTCTTCGTCGGCCATAGTCTCCACTGACTACGCTTCACTATGCCTTCTTCTTCAGGATCCAGTATCTCACCCCATAGTTCCTGACGCCCGACCTTCGTCCCCTCGTACTTCGCCACGTTCTGGAAGAAGACCTTCGTCAGGTTCTCGCGGTTCTCGTAGGTGCTGCCGACGACGGTGACACTGTTCACATCAGCGACCAGTCGGCGCATGAACGGCGTCGGCTTCGGTGTTCCGGTCCAGAGGACCTGAGGGTTATCACCGAGACGAAGGCCGAACCAGAGGTTGTCCCACGCATCCTGAGGGTACTTCCACGAAGCGATCTCATCACACCATGCCTTGTGATGCTGAGGTCCACGTAATCGTTCCGGAGTATCGCCGGCGAAGCCACGTATGAATGAGCCGTTCCATAGTGTGCATGACGGGAGCTGACTGTTCGTGTCAGCGATGAGAGAGTGGGGAATCACAGAGTAGAGGCCTGTCGGTCCTTCAAAGCATGTATAGCGAACGTCGTCATGTGTCGGAGCGACTATCGCGTATAGTCCAGGCAATTCTGCCGCCTCTCCACCGAGCCAGTTCGCCGCCGCTAGTGTTTTGCCGAAGCCTCGTCCACTCCGGATTCCCCAAATCGTTTTCTCTAGTTCCTCAAACTCCTTCGGTGGCAGTTGCTTCTGTCGTGCGAGCGACTTCCACATCATACGCCACCGAAGGTAGAGTAACTCCTCCTCGCTGAATGCGAGCAGGTCTGTCTTGTACTGCACGAGAGCCTTCGGCAACGCGTCCAGGTCTATCTTCGGGATAGCTCTGTAATCGAACGCGCTGAATTGAGCGAGGTCAGGCATTGCGCATCAGTCTCCAGTATATCCACGCGGCACGAGGGAACCTAGCAACGAAGCTGACATGCTCCATCACTCCGCGCGGATTCACGTACGAGTAACTCGTTGTGATGAACCACATCATCCTTCGTCCTCTGCTATCACGCTTCCGAGCATCGTCTTGCAGATAGCCGTGAAGAGAGCATCCTTCGCTCTCTCGTGGATATGAAGCTGAGCGAACGGCACGAGGTTCGGATGCGTCTTCGCAGCCGCGTTCTTCGTGTTGCCGAACGTCCATCCATCCGCCACCTTATAGTCGAGCCACGCTTGATGGCTCTGCTCTGGTGTCAGTCCCGGGTTCTCCAGGTAGTGAACGACGCCGGAGTACACGCTCTGACGTTGCCATGCTGGAGCGTCATCCCACGGCTTGTGACTGAAGTCCTGGGTCACTCCGGCACAGAACTGTCGGTTCACTTCATGACAGAGCTTCGCTATCAGCCAGAGCATGTCACTCCCCATCAACGCCTCCGCGCTCGGCGGAAGCTTCGCGCTCGTTGTCCTCTCCTCATCGTAGTGACCATCCGGAAGCTCACTCTGCTCACCCAGACCATGCAGGTCTGCTCCATCCTCCTTCTTCAGATGCTCACAGTTCATGTGATGGTGTCCTCCCGTTCCCTTGCACTCCGGACACACTCCCGCCGCTATGTCTTGCTCGGACGGTTCGTACTCGGGTGCCTGTTCTACTGCTGTCGTCTCTTCCTCTTGCATCACTTCCTCCTATTCGCTTGCTTCGCTTTCTTCGCGAGCTTGTTGCGTCTTCGGTTCTTCTTCACCCGAGCCTTGAACTCAGGTGTCTCTTCACTCATGCCGACGGTTCGGTGCTTCCCCGTTCCCTGTCTCCTCGGCAGTATAGCCTTCGTTGTCATGTCATCTGAAGAACGAGCATCCGCTTCGTTTCCTTGGTGTCACTGAACGACAAAGTTGATTGGAGGACCCGGTACTCCCGGGTCGACAGTAAAATTTACGGTGTTACTCGGACCCGAGCGCTCTCCCTCCGTTGTGATGGTGAACGCTTGACACGCATGCGTCCCGACAGCGAAGGTCCCCGGAGGAGCCACGTACTCCTCGCGGTTCAAAGGTATGTTCAGCAGGTTCACCAGCAGTGAGCCGTCACACTCTATGTCATACGACTCTATCGCAGACTGAGGCAGCGGCGTCCCATCCTCGTACTCCGTCGGCGGAGTGAACGTGAACGTCTTCTCCCCGACAGCCAGGACGAGCGGTGACAGGAGCAGCGCTCCGAGTATCAGTAGCTTCTTCATGCTCGTCTCCTCGGATATGGTATCGGGTGCTTCCCATAAGGATAGCCGAGCAGAGCGTTCTGATCCGCGCATCCTCCCCAATGATACTTCGTTCTTCCGCACGTCGGACACGTCATCTCGTCACCTCCGGGTCCGGCTTGTTCTTGATCATGCTCAGTATGCTTGCCACGACGTCCTCCTTCGTCTCGGTGTCCAAGGTCATAGGTCTGCCGATTGCTCCACTGTGTTCGGTGCGCTCCTTGTACTTCTCTTTCTTGTTCCCTCGTAAGAGCATGGACATGAGGCTGTCGCTGTACTCCGTGTACGTGTCGGTGATCTCCCCCTGATAGATGACCGGCTTGTCGTAGCCATCCACCGCTCTCCGCATCGCCTCGCCTTCTATAAGGTCGGCAGACATCTCCTCTGCCATCACGCAAGCATCGTGAAAGGATTCGTCCTTCTTCCTCCACCGATAGTACGTCTGCCTGGAGATGCCGCTCGCTATGCAAGCGTCTCGGATGATGCCTCTCGTAGCGTAGGTCCGGCAGAACGCCATCTTCAGCTCGTGCAGTTGCTTCGGGGTCATGTCCGTGATGTTCGTTTCGCATGGGAACAGGTCCACGATCTCGCCGTGAGCTGAGCCGTTCGTCTGAGGCTTTCTGTTCTGTGGTCGTGACGCTCTCCTCTCCGCTTTCGTTGCCTTCGTCCTCGCCTTCTTGACGACCTTCTTCTTCTGCCTCGCGCGCGAAGTGTTCCGACCGGCGCTCGGCGCCGACTTGCGCTTCTTCGCTGCCTTCTTCGATGTCTTCTTGCGTGTCACGCATTGAGTTCCCAGTTGAATGAAGGGGAGAGCAGACCACTGTCCAGCGGGAACTCGACGTGAGCCGAAGCTCACTGTGCGACAACGAGGAGGAAGTACCGTTGACTCATTGCAGCGGAGTGGAACTGTTGAGTGACCCGCTCTCCTTGGGCAAGAATGATGTACCGTGCGAGGGCGCGCAGCAATGCGATACGAACGATACGATGACGATACGACTGGGAGTGCCGGTAATACTACTCATACGCTGATACGCTACTTATACTTATAGAGGTACTATAGTTAGTTGAAAGAGTAGTAGTACACCATGTACTGTCAAGGGTACTGCGCAGACTGTAATACAATGCAGATCAAGCGTATGATCCGTATCGGCGTATGAGCATCGTATCGTGTCGCGCGGCATTGAGCGCTCGGCAAGATACCCTGTAAAATTAGTCACTTGCCATCAGATCGGGGTAGCCTATATACTACGCATCCGGCCGCACATCTGGCCGATAACACCAGTACATACCCGAGGAGGAGTACCATGAAACAGGCAAGAGCGAGTGACAACTGGCGTGAAGAACTACGAGAGCAAGAGCAGAAAGACCGGCTCAAGACAGCCGAGCCAAAGTTCCGCGAGGCTCTGCGCGTAGCTGAAGCGGTTCCCTTGCGCACCAAGACACAGTATCCATTGTATCTCGAAGCGAGGAGCATACTCATACTGAAGGCGATAGCGGAGTTCGATGGAGTAAGTGTTCAGGAACTCATACGGAACCGGATGGATGAGTTCATCACCGAGCGAACCATGAAGAAACCACGGAAGAGGCGCATAGCAACTAAGAAGAGAGCCTAGTCATGTCACAGAAAGAGGTCATGCGCGTATTGCGCAAGGACGATCTCGATCGCAGCGGACTAGGTAAACCAACGACCGTCCGAAAGCTGCGATACGGCGAGATGTTATCCAAGGCACAGACGTACGATGCAACGGCAGTTGAAGACGCTGTCTCCTACGAGATACCGTACTTTGATCCGGCCGGAAACCCTTTGAACTACACGCGATGGAAGCTCTTTCCAATCACGGAAACCAATCAACCGAAGTACATCCAGGAAGAGAAGACGATACCGAGGCTCTATCTGCCTCCGCTCATTGACTGGAAGAAGGTATGCGCGGACCCGAGCATTCGCATCATCATTACTGAAGGCGAAAAGAAGGCAGCATGCGCGACGAACATGGGATTGCCGTGCATCGCTCTCGGTGGAGTCTGGTCGTTCACGGCGAAGAAGTGGCATATGAAGGTGATCCCGGACTGGGACTGGTTTGAACTGAAGGACCGCGAGATTGAGATCTGTTACGATGGGGATATGTACACGAACGACAACGTAGCGAAGGCACTTGATGCGCTCACAATGATGCTGACGAAGCGTGGAGCGCGAGTGTTCATCCGCTACTTACAGATGACGGAGGGACTGAGCAAGTTAGATGACTTCCTAGTGGCGAGGGGAGTGAACGCATACCAGAAGTTAGAGTGCTATGAGGCGGACAACAGTGCGCAGATGACGAACCTGAACGATGACCTTGTATATATCAAGGACACGCAGACATACTATTCAACGTACGATCGTATCCTCTACGGTGACATCGGCAGACTGAAGCGTAACTACGGTCACATCAAGATACTGAGCGAGAGCGGGAAGCAGATAGCCGCGATAGACGAGTGGACTCAGTGGCCTCACATGCGGAAGGTTGATCGCATGACCTATGCTCCAGGCGAAGCGCAGTTTATCAACGGCGAGCTGAACGACTGGCCTGGATGGGGAGCTGAACCGAAGCGAGGGAACTGCAAAGAGTTCCTGGACGTCATCAAGACGATTGACAACTGGGATTGGCTGCTTCAGTGGCTGGCATACCCGATACAGAACCCGGGAGTGAAGATGTTCAGCAGTGTACTCATCTGGAGCATTGAACAGGGAACCGGCAAGACCTTCATCGGTGACGTGATGCGTGACATCTACGGGTTGAACAGCAACGTCATCACATCGGTGGAACTGCATGACGACAGCTTCGTATGGATGCGGAACAAGCAGTTCATCCTCGGGGAAGAGGTCATGCAGATGCGCAGCAAGGCGGAGAGCGGAATGCTGAAGCACATCATCACGGGTGACACCATCACCATCAACGAGAAGTACGTGCCGACCTTCAAGCTACCGAACTGCGCGAACCTGATGTTCACCAGTAACAAGCCAGACGCGATCATCCTAGACCAGAACGACCGACGGTTCTTCGTTGGCAAGCTGGACAGGGAACGGCCGATGAAGTTCTGGAACCATCTGGACGCCTGGAGGAAGAAGGAAGGAGGACCGAGCGCGTTCATGTACTACCTTGTGAACTCAGTGGACTGCTCCCAGTTCAATCCGCGCGCAGCCGCTCCGGAAACAACAGAGAAGAAGCAGATGCAAGACGCAGCAATGACCAGCCTCCAGCAGTGGGTTTCTGACCTGCTACTTGACCCGATCGTGGCGATAGCGACCGTCGTTGGTGATGTAGGTCTGGCGAAGGAAGCATTGAAGCGTGACGTGTTCAGCATCGAGCAGATGCTCCACTGGATACCGGAGGACCTGAAGCGTGGGAACATAAGAGTGACGCTCAGTGGTGCGTTGACGACGCTCGGTGCCGTGCGCAACAGTAGTCCGGTGAAGATGCACGACGGCAGACAGGTGAAGCTGTTCGCGATAAAGAATATAGAGTATTGGAAGGAGAGGGTGGGAAGGAACCGTGAGTGGGCAGCGAACTACGAAAAGAAACTCACGCCGATAGGCAAGGCAACGAGGAGGAGGAAGACCTGATGGAAGAGATTATCAGTAAAGAAGCGCTGATTGAAACGAGGAACTCCCTGGACTGGGAAGCGGACAGCGAAATAGAGCGACTGGCTCGCGCACTGGTTATGATGCTACGAGTGTTCTTGAACAAGGCAATAGATGAGTACGAAGATGACGACACGTAGGAGGTTCATTCAAGGAGCGGTCGCTGTCGCGGTGAGCGCGGCACTGCCTGGAGGAGATGGAGTTGCACTGCAGAGCATAGCGCATCCGACGATCTACAAGTATAAGACGTACGGAATAGCAACGGAACACACGAGGGACCTCGGCTGTCAGATGGCAAGAGCGCTCGCACGGAGCATGATGCAGACGCGTGACGTAACATTGGCGAACGTTTTGAACAGAACATTTGATCTGTCTCCCGTGTCGCTAGAAAGAATTGAAGTAGATATCAAACGAGGAGGAAGACCATGACTAAGAAGATAATCTGTATAGACTTTGACGGAGTGATACACTCTTACATCAGCGGATGGAAGGGAGCGGACATCATCCCGGATCCACCAGTGAAGGGAGCGATAGATTGGCTGGGATTGCTCTACGAGATGGAGGACTTCGATCCGGTGATATACAGCAGCCGGAGCAAGGAACCCGGAGGCGTTGATGCGATGCGAGCGTGGCTGCGTGATCATACCTTTGAATACTGGGACGTCATAGGCTTCCCGACGCAGAAGCCTCCAGCGTGGCTGACCATTGACGACCGATGCATCTGCTTCAACGGCACGTTCCCGAGCATCATAGAGATGCGATGCTTCCGTCCCTGGACAGCGGGATTCGTCAACGAGATAATGAACGGCATTGATGACGCCGATGAAGAGGAACACGTCACAGCAGCACTGAAGGAAGACGCGCGACTGGCTGACAAGCGAGGCTCTGTGAAGTATGAGTGGCTCAACTGCCAGATCACGTTCATGCAGAACCATGAGCGCGAGGGATACGACGTGGAGGTAGCCGACAACGATGGCATCGTAGTGAAGTCTCACGTGTACTTACATGAGTGGAGCGGGTACGTCACACCATTTATCAACGCGAAGGACGTGACGGGGATGGTAGAGTACCTGATACAACTGAACGAACTGGAGAGGCGTGATGGCACTATTATCAGAGAAGAGTAGGAGCCACGTTGAAACCGTCAGTGACTGGCCGAAGGGAACGTACAAGAGGAAGATAGGCTTCTTGCACGATCAGGTCTGGTTCCCGGTATCGGGGAACGAGTACATGCAGGAGCGACCGAGCCCTGAGTACATGGTGAAGCACACGATAGCGGGGAACACGTATTACCGTCTCTACCTGGACCGACGGATGTTCTGGTTCAAGTGGTTCCACATCAGGCTTCACACGTTCTATCAGGGTGACGACGACAGCGCAGTGCATGACCATCCGTGGTGGTTCATCACGATACCGTTCACCACGTACTATGAAACGGTGGAGGAACAGATACCGAGCCCGTTTCCGTGGTACGACTGGCGTCAGCGCCGACCTGGAGATCACCCGACGTACTGGAGGAGACGGATACGCAAGGTCCGCGCGTTCCTGCCGCACTTTCGGCGAGCGACACACCGACACTTCGTATTGAAGCCGGCGAATACATTCCGGACCATCATCCTGACCGGACCACTGAAGAGGGACTGGGGATTCTGGCCGAAAGATAATGCGTTCATTCCTCACCGGAAATGGGCGACGTACGATAGAGACGTGGTGCCGGGGGACCGGCTGACGTGATGGACAGACATCTATGGAGGCCAGAGTATCTCCCTACGAATGCCGTGTCCATGTACCGAGACCTCATTGGTCTACTTGAAGAAGCGGAAGCAGAGATAAGGAAGCTCAATGAGATGTTAGATAACCTGAACGAAGAGGAAGCACCATGAACAAGTTGACAGAGCAGTTAGACACAATGATCCAGAAGGCAGCGCTCGACGGCGCACTGACGCAGGATGCAGTGAAGCAGTTCCATGAACTGGTGGAGGCGAACGACTCGCAGACCAAGCAGTTGAGCAGCCTCCGTGACGACCTTGGATTAGCGAACAAGGACCGCGACAGGTTGAAGATAGAGCTTGGCATAGCGAACACACTTGTCAAGGTAGCAGCCGAAGCCGAACTGAAGATGATAGAGCGCGAGAAGGAGATGACGAAGCTTGAACTGCTGGCTGAGTACAGTGCCATCCGCGTGAAGGATCATGTAGCAATGGTCGAGTTGATCTTTAGGAACTCTATCTTGCGTACTCAGATGATGACACCTGGACATCCAGGTCACGTCGATCAGTACGGTACTGTGCAGAACCAACAGTACGAAACAAAGCACGACCTGGAATCAAAGGAGACATGATATGTGGTGGGAACTATTCCAATCGCTGTTCGTACTCGGTTCGTTGGTGACCATCATGGTCAACACTGCCAGCATCAAGCAACTGACCTGGAGGATTGAGGAATTGGAAGATCGTGGCAGCGGAGGATGGGAACAATGACAGACGGCAAACGAACGAAGGGACCACCATGTATCAAAGGGTTCTACATCCCACAGTATTATCACATCAGTCAGGGCGAGTTCAACATTGGAGCAGCGCCGAGGTCAGGGAGTACGTCTCTCTACTTCCTTGTGAAGAAGCTTGGAGTATCTGCTGTTGAGTTGACGGAAGCGCCGGACACGGCAGTCTGCATCATCCGTGACCCCATCAAGCGCATCGCTTCGGCGTACATCCTGCTCGCTGAAGGCATCAACTCACGCGACCCGGTAACGAACTTCAAAACGATTGGACGTCCACCGTTTGAAGAGACGATTGACGCAGTGCTTGATGACGATGGGGAAGAGTGGTTCAACGCGAAGATAGGGAACAGCGCTCATGCGTTCGCATGGCAGCCTCAGAGTGAACTGTATAGTAAAGTGAAGAACCCTATCTGGATCCGCCTGGAGGGTATCGGTAAGATCCATGGACTCACGCTTCCACATAGTAATAAGACGATAGAAGAGAAGCCGACGGTGACGTACCGACTAGATGAACTGAACGAGTTCTATGCGGAAGACATAAGGTTATGGAACGCAGCACCAACAACGACAGGAGAACGCAATGGTTAGGAATACGAACGGCGACATCGTGCCACAATGCACGACGGTCTATGTAGTGAGCGGAGCATCCATACACTGTAGCAAGGAGAACGGGCATGACGGAGGACACACAGACGTACGAGGTAGCTGGAACGAAGCGACAGAAAGAGCCGAGGCTGACCCGGTTCCTGCTGGTGAGGGAGGAGGACGAGACGGGAGTGTCGGGGACGGGGATAGTAGCTGAAGGAGTTCGGTTCACGAACGGTCAGTGCGTCATCAGTTGGCTCACTGAGTACACGAGCGTCGCGGTCTATCCGAACGCTGAAGAGATCATAAAGATACACGGACACGATGGACGCACGAAGATCTCATGGTGTACTGACGACGACGCGATTGAGTCGGCCGTTTCGCTCCATACATAGCTCGAACGCCGACTGTCCAATAAGTGTCCAAACCGTGGTTTGCCTGTACCCGACCCCAAAACAGGCAGATTTCTCCCTTTTTTCCTTTGTAATACAACGTGTTACGGGTCCTTTACAAGCACCCGTAATACACCTTATTATATGGGCATGCACAGCACCGACCCAAATTTGGCACCCAACAGACGCCCACTGGCGATCGGTCTGCATTGCGCCCAGAGATCCAGCGTATTCAAATTCGGAAACAGAACGGCACTGTATATTGTCGGACCGATGGCGAACAGTTCTCTACCGAGAACGTGGTACAGCGAAACTTAGAGCAAGTGTGCGGTGTCAGTCTCTCCGGAGCATCCAAAGCAAACTGAGTCCAGGCAAAGTACCTTACCAAGATCGGAGCACGGGATGCCACTAACTCTGGCGGAGCCGTGCGCTACTAAAATTGACGACGACGTGGCAGTGTGAGGACGCGCGTCGTTGCTGACGGCTGAGCCGACCATGATTGGACGCGAGAACAGTGTACGAGGCAACGACAGACCACGAAGACAGTTAGTAGCGGAACGCATAGCGAGTGTTCCTATATGCAGACGGCGGAACAATGCTGCGAACAGGCAGCGGAGTAAAGCTAATGACATACGAAAGTGAAAGGTATGAGTTGGAAACGCAAGACCCGGAGTACCCTGAGACAAGGACTGGCTTCAGAGATCTAGACGAGGCGATGGAAGCATTCTATCGCAGCGTGGCTGATAACTACAGCGAGCCTTCTCATAACGTCGCGGTCCACGATCTGGTGGCCGGACGGACTCTGTGTGTATGGCAGTACACCGACACCGACGAGATCGGCAAGGTAATGTACGACACGAAGACCCAAGTCTTAGGCAACTAAGAAACCAATCGGGCTGAACTGAGCCCTCACTACTGCCGTCTGCATTTAGAAGCGCTCGCTTCAACAACGATGATAAGGAGTACGACATGAGTAAGACAACAACGACAACGAGAGAGAACGCAATCAGCAGTAACATCCCAGCACTGCGCAAACTTCTGAAACGCAAAGATGGTGTGTCTGTCTTTGAAGCAGTGGATGCACTTGACATCTGCAAGAAGTCTGTTCGCATACTGCTGCGTGAGCTGAAGGCGAAGCCTGGAGATTATCAAGGCTACTACGTTTCGTAGACCTGAGTGAGTGAGCGATAGGAGATGTGAGGTGTTGGAACCTTTAACTATGATGATGATGAAAGGAGAACGACATGAGCAACGAAAAGAAACTGGTAGAGATACCACAGTACGACGACGCACTCTTGGAGGCGCAGCAAGACGAACGCGAACTCCGTGAGATCTTTGAACGCCAGCAACGCTGGTCCACGTATCCAATCTAGGGAGCATGATGATGATGACTCAACCAAGTAACGACGCGAGCAGACAGGCATGGTTAGACATGATGGTGATCTGCGAACAACGACCGCAACAGAAACACGGCAAGACTCCGTTCCATCGTACTGATGGTGACGCGGCTCCGCTCTGGTTAGCAGAAGCGGAACACGGATACGAAGAGGCAAAGTTGCTAGGACACGGACTGACGTACCTTCCGACGACCGGAGGGCTCAACTAATGCAACCGATAACAGCAATGAGTGTGATTGAGATTGTGTTTATACTTTGGTTCGGCGCACAGATGCTGATACCTGTAATGATGACGAAGGAGAACGATGATGATAACTCTTAAACTGTACGCAGGAGAAGAGAAGGTACTGATGGATGCTTTGCAAAGCTACCGGAACGGTCTGGAGCGGGAACGCAAGTACGACGGCGTCACCGTGACGCAGCACAACAAGATGATCGAGAAGATAGATGCGGCTGACGACCTGATGGGCAAAGTAGGAGATCTGTAATGGCAATCCAACTTGAGCCGCAAGATTGCGTGGACCCCAAGTGTGACGGGGAAATTACATGGGACGAGTCCGGCAAGGACTACGTCTGCATGACGTGTGACAGGAGCGCAACTCAGCGCGACCTGTTCCTGGAAGGAGATGATGATGACAATGCTAACTAGGAAGAACTGGAACGGAACGGATCGGTGGTATGAAATGCCGGTAGATATAACAGAGGAAGAACTGGCTGAGCTAGACGACAGCGAAACGTATGTCGCCGGAGGTTACCGACGTGTCTCATGGTGGGACAGGTACAGCAAGCTCTGGATCAGCTACATTGTGAACGGTGAAGATCACCAGATGGGCAGCGCAGATTTCGCTGCGAACAAGCGGACGTTTGAATTCTAGGAGATGATGATGACGGAAGCAAAGAAGAAGGTAGGAGACCGGATCAAGGTACTAGCGAACAACGTGCTAGGAACGCCAGATGTTATGGCAACGATCCGGTCGGTAGAAGAGAACTGTTACTATGTTCACTGCGATGGCGATGGTGCCGAGTGGACTGGTCCAGTAACTTTCAACGGCGACGTCCTCTGTGACATGCCATAGGAGGTGATGATGTCACGCACGATCTGTGTAAACAAGGGAACGCATGAACGACTGGAAGCACTCTACGGTAGACAGTATCCGCGGAGCCGAGCCGTTGAAATGCTATTAAACGAAGTAGAAGCTAAGGAGAATGATGATGACATATCCTGTGAAGATAAAGATGCGCAGCAGTGCGCTAGAGGAACTTCATAGCTGCGAGTATGGTAGCTACGAAGACCACATACACGCCGACGACAGCCGAGATACACCTTACGATGATGGCACACTACACATCGTAGAGTTGATTGACCGCTCGCCGTTCAAGACGGTCGTGTACCTGGAGAACCAAGCAGAGGTCGACGAGTTCTTTGGACAGGCATGTACCGGAACGTTCGGTCTGTACTATCTAGGAACCTGTCTGCGGATCTACAATCAGTTGCTCCCACTGGTGAGCGAGAGTGTAGCGAAGAGCATTAAACGCTACTCCATCGGGTACTGATATGGATATCGCCGACAGCAACGCACGACAGAGCCAGTTCATGCACGAGCATCAGGACGAACCGAACGTGTCAGGCCCAGACGTGAACGATGTATGGAACCTGACTGCCGTGCGCAGCTACCTCCGTCTCTTCGCCATCCGTACTGAAGGATGGTGGGAGGCCGAGGGCTGCGACCGTCAGTACGATGACGGAGAATGGTCTGGACCTGCATGGGCGAAGAACTGGGAGGACGCAGAGCATACGACAGTAGACCACGTCGCTGAACGCTTTGATGTGGATGCCTGTGACCTGTACGATTGGATCCAGTTCTACGTGAACCAACAGATGCATCTTGAAATGGATGCGATGATGACGATGACAAGGAGAACGACATGAGTACGACGCAACGTATGTACGACGAAGGAGACGCACCTTATGAACGCTTCGGTGAGCTGACAGTACAGGACTTGATTGACCTGCTGAACAGACGCGTGACGTTCCGTAAGGATCAGCAAGACTTTGCGGTCAGCAAGCATAGAGAGGTTCGTGCGAAGGGATCAGAGCAAGAACTCCACTACCTGCTGGACCGCATCACGGCACACAAGATGAACATCCGTGCCATCACCAACGACTAGGAGCATGATAATGAAGACGATGATACTAGCACCACTCGCCGACGATGGTCGGTACGCATCCAGCGATGGCTGGACTCTTGTTGACACAGAGACGCAGAAGAAGTTGAAGGTCGGCGACTACGCTCACACCAGTGATGGTGAGCGCGTGGAGATCACATGGCTCAGCCCTCCGCACAAGTGTAGTTCGCAAGGGAAGGTCTGCGTCCGTGGTACAGGCGACAACGTATGGAGCATGGAGTACTATGCCAGCGTGATCGGCGCCGAGTACCTGTACATGGGAGGACCCCGTCATGCGGATTCAAGTGCAGATTGATTATATTGTGCAAGAGACGTCCGACGAAGTCAAAGCACGATTCCCTGAAGCAAGTGGAACGAAAGACTGGGAGGTCTTAGACCAAGACGGCGATCGCTATTGCTTCGCCGACTCGGAGGTAGATGCAGTGGACCAGTTGAGTTCTTTTATTGGCGAGATGCTTGCGTCAATGAACTTCGGCTTAGTGAAGTTCACCAACGATGATGATGGAGAATGATGATGGAAAACTCAAGACGAGTACGATGCGAGTGCGGATGGGAAGGCAGTGACGCTGATGTTGCTGTCGTCTGCACGTTCGTAGGCAACAGAGAAGAGCCGCCGGAGTACACCGGATACTGTCCGTCGTGCGGTACTGACGCGGACAACGGTGTCATGGAGGACGTTCCGATGTGCAAGTCCTGTGGAGATGAGTACGTCAAGGACGAAGGTGATCAGTGTCCGGAGTGCCGCGAGTGTCAGCTAGAAGATGCGCGCGATGCCCGGATAGATGACGCGCTGACAGGAGACTCCCATGTGTGACGCGAAGAGGAAGTCCTGGTACGCGCACACCAAGAGGGCGCTCCAGCAGTGCGGTCACTTCCTACAGGGAGACACCAGTGACATCGGCCGCCGATCGGAGCTTGTGGCGTCTGTGGTGGCAGCACAGAGAGACGGTATGGTGTCCCTCAGTGTGGACCAGATGGACTGTGACTGCGCAAGGTGGACGTCTGGGTCGCTCGTAAGAGCGATCCCGCGTCTGGTGGAACGGGAGATCCAAGAGATCTACAATAACGCCGAGGGACCAGTGTATTGGATCAGCATCGATACACCGGAAGCGAAGGCAGAGTACGTGAGCAGGGACTTAGCCTTGGAAGCATTCGAGGATGGTCACGCTCACATAGTATCAGCCGTTCGGTTTGACGAGGACGGATGTTACTGATGACGATGACGAGGAGGAAGTACGATGGGAAGGAAGAAGTGTTTGATAGACAACTGTAAGAACGACGTTCGCTATCATCACCTCGGAGTGTGCGCAGCCTGTTATGGAGGGCTCGCACACTGGAGGGGACGCTCAGTCGCGGATAAGCGATGGCGTCTTGGACTCATTGACCGTCTGCAATCGCGGATGGAGTTCATGATTGATAACCCACGACACGCACCTAAGAGGAAGAGATGATGAAGATCACATACACGATAACGATAACGGGTATGCGCGAAACGCAGATGCGTCCGATACTTGCTGCATTGAAGGAGAGCAATCTAAAGTACGAGCTCGCCGCCGATGTGGACATGGATGCATCAGCGAAGAAGTTGAACGGCACGAAGCACGGCAAGAGAATGAGTCCTGACACGCCTCTGATCTTGACGGGCAAGACTGCACAGAAGGGAAGCCAGCGCGAGCGCATCTTGCTCGAGCATGAGAAGCTGGAGAAGAAGCATGGGATTGGCAGTGTGACGCGCAGGATGCTGAACAAGCAGATCGGCGGACTGTCAATAGATACGACCGTGATTGGTCAGTTGATCAAGGGCGGATTCTTACAGGCAAACTAGGAGAACAATGATGACGACGCAAACTAGGACGGGTGGATACCTGAAGCGCATGGCGAACGGTGGACACTTCAAGCAGAAGCTCGGCGAGACCGCACTGGCTCTCACTGAGTGCTTCTGCAAGGCTGATACAGGCAATCGTGCCCGACTCGGCGACTCCCTTGTCAGCGAGGTCTATGAGATCCTCGTGGATGTATACGGCTGGGATACTAAGTCCGCGAAGGATGCTATCAGTTCAATGACTGGTGCGTTCAAGAGGACAGGAGAAAACAAGTGAAGATGCTAATAGCAATGACGATGATGATGTTCATGCAGGTAGCAGCCACAGAAGAGTTCAACGTGGAAGACTACGGCGAAGCTGTTCCGAAGATGGATCCGGACTGCTATGCTTTTGACAGAGCAGAAGTATGCGAGTGGGAAATGACGCTGGTCTATGAGGAGGATATGTATGACCTCCCCACTAAGTTCAGCTCACGCCAGTCGTGCATTGACCGCGCAGTTCGGTACTTCAAAAGTGTGACGCGTGAGTACGCTTCGCTCGGTGCGCTGCTCGGCTTCATCTGCGAGGAGGAACAGTCATGACACCACAACAGATAGCCGACCTCGTTCGGCCGAAGATAGAAGGTGTCATCCCTGACCTCGCTGATGGTATGGAGGACGAAGAGCAGGAAGGTCTTAGAGATAGCATCTACGACTACGCTTGCGACTACATCCATGATCGCTATGGAGACGGCGTCCCTCATGTCATCAAGACGAAGGCTGCTCAACTGATTGCCGTGCATTATTGCGGCGAGGAGGAAGCGTGAGGATCATCAGCAGTGAAGACAGTGTGAAGTACAGTCCGCTTGAAACATTCAAGGCGGGAACTCCTTTGCGTTTCGCACGTCCGTTCCACGACAAGCATGCAGCGACTGACCTGTTCATGGTCAACGCAGTGTGCGGGTCGTACCGACCGGAGGAACGTAAGTATAGCGGCAAGATCTGCGTGTCCAACCTGAGGACGGGTGAGATAGCTTACCTGGACAAAGACCGGGCATGTATCGCAGTGAGGGTCGTTGTCGCACCAGAGGAGGGCTGCTGATGAACGTCAAGGAGCTGACGCAAGTACTCAGTTCGCTTCCCGAGGATACGGAAATTCGTATCGGGGATGTTGCTGAGCAGGATGATCTTCATTGCTCTCTGGGCAAAGTGGTTCATCGCAATGGTGTCGCTGTCCTGATAACAGGTAGCGATGAAATATGGAAGGACGAAACACTAGCGAGTCTAGTCCTTTCCGAAACCCTATGGCCGAAGGAGGATGAGAGTGAAGATTGAGGCCTATCCGTTACAGTCATCTGAACGACAAGCACCCGATGACAAGATCAAAGGGTACGTTGAGATGCCTGAGGGAGCGAAAGTAATTCACGTCGGCGCCGTCCCCCCGAAAGGGGAGATGGTTGTCTTCTGTGAAGTGTCACCGATGAACCTGCCGATGCAGAAGATTGATGTAACCATACTCCGACAAGGGGATAACATCCCGCGAGGATATGAATACCTCAGTTACATCTTGGCAGTACCGATTCTTTTCGTGTACAAGCGGAAGGACAATGCCATAATCACATGACGATGATGGAGGAAGTATCATGGCTAAGAAGAAACGAGTGGTGAGGAACGTCAACTGGTTTGTCGACGCTCACTATAAGCTGAAGATGAAACGTGATGCACTGCTTGACAAGGTGAACGACGTCAAGGCAGACATCACTAAAATTGAGGCCGAAGCATTGCACAAGTTCGGCAAGGAAGGTATTGAGGGTGCGAAGGGAAGGGTCGCAACAGGTTACGTTGAAGAGCGTGATCATGTTCGTGTGTCTGACCGTCGTGCGCTGGATGCCTATGTCAAACGCACTGGTCATATGGAACTGTTTCAGAACCGTGTCAGTGCTGAAGCGTATCGGGAGTTACTTGCTCAACGCAAGAAGCCAGCCGGAGTGGAGATCTACACGTCGGTCAACTTCCGTACAAGAAAACGATAGTCCTATAGGAGGAAGACAAAGTGGCTAGAAAAAAGAAGACAAGCAAGAAGAAGACGGGCAAGACCGTCGCGATCCGGAAGTCAACTCTACCTGCAAACTGGCGCGACCAGTTGAAGGAAGACGCGGCGGAGGAAAGCGAGCGGACACCAGTCGGCAGCGGAAACAGAGTGACGCTGAAAAGGAACGGTCAGTTCAGCTTCCAAGGTGCAGATCTTGGGGAATCTATTGACGTAGTGATTGTTGATCATGTCGTGGCGAAGTTGTACTTTGACCAAGACTACGACGAAGACAATCCGGTTCCGCCAGCGTGTTTCGCATTGAAGCCGAACGCGAACAACATCGCTCCTCACCCTGACGCTCCTGATCAGCAAGCGGAAGTCTGCGCTGATTGTTGGGCGAATGAGTGGGCGAGTGGTCGCGGTCGCGGGAAAGCATGCAGTGACAAGAACCGTCTTGCATGTATGCACGTCGACGACTTGGATGGCGATCTGTTCTTCATAGAAGTACCCGTGACGTCCGGAGCCGCGTTCAATAAGTACATCAAAGGGTTGACGAAGGCAGCAGAGCTTCCATGCTACGCTGTCATCACGCGCCTGGAGATGGACGAGCATGCGGATTACCAGAAGCTGATCTTCTCCTTCCTGGAGGAAGTACCTGAGAAGCTTCTGGCCGGACCGTTCGGCAAGCGAAAGGAAGCAAGAGAAGTACTCATGGAACCCTACGATGTGTCAGGGTATGAGAAGGGGAACGGCAAGCGAGCCAAGAAGAAGAAGTCTAAGAAGAAGACTTCAAAGAAGGCAGCGAAGAAGACGCGTCGCCGTTCACGTGTAAGTTAAAGGAGAACGAAAGATGGCTACCAAGAAAGCAGGAAAGAAGAAGACCGCAAGTAAGAAGGCGTCAAGCAAGAAGACAGCGGTGAAGAACAAGGATGGCAAGAAGCGCGAGAGGACTCGTAGTGCGCGGAAGAAGTTGCCTCCGTATGAGCCGAACCAAGAACGCATCGAACGCTTCATGCGCACGATGATCGCGTCTGGGTACATGGGGAAGGCAATCGCCGACTCCGGTAAGGAACGCAAACGACAGGCATCAGGAGTCCGTCAGATGGCGGAAACTTGTGACCGTCAGTTCCGTAAGTTCGGTCGGTAGTAAACTAATTGAGATCGCTGTCAGCCTAGGACTTTGTCACCCTTAGTCCGGGACAATGACACTGCCCGTGAAAGTCGGGCCGGTCTCATTTCTTTAGGAGGATGAGCATGGAAGTAAGAAAACGATTCGTCGCGAAGGCTGTGAAGAATTGGACTACGCTCAACGAGTGCCTCGCGGACATGAATGCCGAAGAGGTAATCTTTGCATTAGAGTTGGAGAACGAGCGAAGAAAACCAAGAGGAACCTTCCTCAAGCGATTGACGCAGAGATACAACGGTATCCGAGGCGAAGAGATCAGGAGGGAACTTGAATGAGCCTAGCAGCGATTGACGCAGAGACGCACCCGATACGTTCGCGGCCGGAGTATCCACCACGAGCCGTCGGGTATGCGATCAAGTACGGCCGAACGAAGAAGTATCTAGCGTTCGGTCATCCATCAGGAAACAACTGCACGAAAGCACAAGCAGTTAGAGAGGTGAAGAAAGTAATACGAGATCATACGCCAGTGTTTCACAACGCTGACTTCGACCTGGAGGTCATGGCGCAAGACGGCATTGAAGTCAACAAGCCTTATCATGATACGCTTCGTCTTGCGTTTCTAAATGAACCACGAGCATTGACGCTATCACTCAAGCCTCAGGCTGAAGAGTGGCTCGGTGAGCCGCCGGAAGAACAGAACATGCTGAAGAACTGGATCCTTGAGAACGTACCCGAAGCGAAGCGGCGGAAGACACGATGGGGAGAGTACATCTGCAAGGCTCCCGGCTCTATCGTCAGTCCGTATGCGAAGGGAGACGTTCATCGCACGATGGGTCTGTTCAAGCTATGGGAAAAGGAAGTGATCAGATACATGCCTGAAGCGTACGAGCGAGAGATGAAGCTGATCCCCATCAAGCTTCACATGGAGCAGCATGGTATCCGAGTACGACTGCCGAAGCTCAAGCGTGAGATCGGTGCGTATATAAAGGTGAAGAACAATATGGAGCGATCCATTCAGCGCCGACTCGGCATGAAGTTCAACCCGAGCAGCGGACCTCAGCTCGCAGACGCACTGATCAAGAACGACTTGCTGAGCCACATCGTTAAGACTAAGACAGGGAAGGTGAGTACCGCTCGAGCAGTGCTGGAAGCGAACTGCACCGATCCCAAGTTGCTTGAGATGCTTGCGATCTACGGCACCTGTCAAACGTACATCGGCACGTTCCTGCAGAACTGGCTGGACATCGGTGAGATCAATGACAGGTACATTCAGCCATCGTTCAACACTGTCCGGTCGTCGGACGAGTACGGTGGAGGCAAAGGCAAAGGAGCGCGGACTGGTCGGCTCAGTAGTAGTGACCCGAACTTTCAAAACGTGCCTTCGTCAGTTGACGGTTCACCGCACTGGAAGATCTTGCAGAAGCTCCAGGTCTTGCTGAAGAAGCAGGGAGTGAACTTCATTGGGCTCCGTGATTACTTTGAGCCGGATGAAGGACACGTCTTCCTGAGACGCGATTACAATCAGCAGGAGCTTCGCATCCTCGCGCACTTTGAAGAGGGAGCGTTCCTTGCCATGTACCACGAGGATCCGACGATGGATGCGCACGATGCTGTGAGGTTCTTAGTGGCGCAGGATACAGGCATGAACTTCCCACGGAAGCACATCAAGCAAACGAACTTCGGCATCATCTACGGGATGGGGATCGCGAAGCTCGCCGCTCGCCTGGAGCTAGAGAAGACGGCAGCGCGAACGCTGAAGAAGGCAGTACTCCGCGCGGTCCCGGGGATCTCAAAGGTGATGCGTGAACTGCGCGCTCTGGCAAAGAACGGCGAACCGTTTTATACATGGGGAGGACGCGAGTACTACTGCGAAGAACCCATCTACGTTGAGACGGCCGACGGAGGGAGGGAGAAGCGAACGTTTGAATACAAGATGCTCAACACGAAAATTCAAGGCAGTGCCGCTGACTGCACGAAGCAAGGTATGATCAACGTCTGGGAGAACATGCAGCACGGACGCATCGTGCTACAGGTACACGACGAACTCGTTTGCAGTGTGCCGAAGGAACATGCGCTGGCAGAAATGGATCGGATGAGGGAGGCGATGGAAGACGTGAAGTTCAAGTTGCCAATGCTATCCGATGGTGAGATCGGTGTACGATCTTGGGCAAGAATGAAAAAACACAGGGACATCCGATGAAGAGAGTAAGAATTCCAAAGGGTACGAGGATTCCAAACTTCTGGTCCATCTCCAGGTATAACAAGTGGAGAGGGTGCGCGTATCAGTATCTGCTCGAAAGCATACTGAAGTATCGTGCGCCAAAGAACAGAGCGATGGATCGTGGCATACGCATTCACAAATTGTTTGAGGAGAAGCTGAAGGGGAACGTCACAGGAATGCCTGACGATCTTGCAGGGTTGAAGAAGGAGATCAATAACTTAGCGAAGCTCGGCGGCAATCCAGAGATGGACTGGACGCTGACTGAAGATCTACAACACACTCACCCAAGAGATTGGAAGGGAGCGTGGCTGCGAGCGAAGCTTGATGCTCACCATTACTTTGAGGACGATGAAGAACTGCTGATCGTTGACCTGAAGACAGGACGTGTGAACATAGCTCAGGCACAGATGGATCTGTACGCGGCGATGAGTCAGTTCTACTACCCTGAAGCGAAGAGCATTCGTGTTGAGTTATGGTTCAGCGATCACGGTGAGATAGAAGGACAGGACTACACTCCAAAAGATAGCCGCGAACTCTGGGACCGATGGGTGAAGCGAGCGAAGGCTATGCTGAGCGATCGCAAGTGGCCGTCGAACCCTGGAGCAGCCTGTCAAAAGTATGGAGGCTGTCCTATGCGCAGCGATAAGAAGCTTGAGAACGGGAGGCCTGGACCATGTCACGAATGGAAGAAAGCAAAGACGAGTGGTTAGAGTGGGTCGTCGAGGATGACTTCGTAAAGGAGATAGAGGATGCTGGATGGATTACAATTAAGGGCGACAAGATCAAGCGGGGATTCCCTGATAGGTTCTGCTTCGGACCCGGAGCGCGAACTGTTATCATTGAGTTCAAGCGCAAGGGAGCCAAGAAGAAACGACGCGGGGAAAAGCTCCAGGACTACTACCGAGCGGAGTTCAGAGCCCTCGGATTTGAAACGCACAAGATCATAGGGAAGGAGGAAGCCAATGAGCTCAGAAATAAGCTTCTCGCCTAGAGGACCGCAACTGGAAGGGATTGAATGGATGCTGAAGCTATCCTTCGCTGGATTGTTCTGGGATCCGGGCAGAGGCAAGACCATCACAACACTGGAAGCATTCCAGATCCTCAAGGAGGAAGGACTGGCTCACAAGTTGCTGGTCACTGCGAGCGTCAACATATGTGAGGACGTCTGGCCGGAGGAGATAGAAAAGTTCAGCGACCTTGACCTGTCGTACTCGGTGATGACCGGCAGTGAAGCTCGCCGACTAGACGCGTGGGATATGGATGCTGACGTGTACATTGTCAACTACGAAAATCTCTGGTGGCTCAAGGAGAAGTTCAGTAAGAAGTTCAAGACAGAGCAGATAGATATGTTCGTGGTGGATGAGAGCAGTAAGTTTCGCAACGGTAGGATTCGGCGCCGACGGAAGAAGACCAAGACAGGAGGGAAGCACCTTCAGAAGAATGCGTTCAGCGCAATCTGTAGGATGATCCCAAGCTTCAAGCGACGTTACATCCTCACGGGAACACCGATCCCGAAGAGCTACCTGAATCTCTGGCCTCAGATGTACATCGTGGATCAGGGTCGTTGTCTTGGCAGCACGATCACAGGGTTCAGGAACAGGTACTTCAATCCGGCCGGATACAAGGGATACGACTACGTCATACGTGAGGGAGCGGCAGAAGAGATCCAGGAAGCTATCGCTCCGCGCATCCACCGAGCCGAGCGTGATAACAAGACGCCGATTGAGTTCTTTGATCTGGTGGTCAAGCTTCCGCCTGGACCGCGCAGAGTGTACGATGAACTGGAGAAGGAGTTCATTGCAGAATGGAAAGGCAAGACGCTCATCGCAGCGAACGCAGCCGTCGCGACTGCCAAGCTACGTCAGGCGGCGAACGGAGCCATCTACCATGACCGGCATAAGAACTGGACCATGATACATGAGCGGAAGGTACAGGCACTCGGCGAACTGATAGATGAACTACAGGGTCAGCCTCTGCTCATTGCCACGGAGTTTGAACATGACATAGAGATGATGAACCGGGCTGGATTGAAGATCCCCCGGTACAAAGGTTCGCGCAAACACAAGAAGGATTTGAAAAAAGATTGGGACGAAGGTCGTCTCACGACTCTCGTTGGTCAGATACAGTCGATGAGTCACGGGCTGAACTTTCAGTACGGTGGAAGGAACGTGTTATACTACGGACTGACCTTTGACCTGGACACGTACGAGCAGTTCTATCAGCGTGTCTGGCGAGACGGTCAGGAACACAGTGTCATCGCATACCATCTGGTCGCTGAAGATACAGTGGATGATGTGATGCTTGATGTGCTTGATGGAAGGAGTAGGACTCAGCGGGATCTTCTGAAGGCACTGAAGAGGAGGTATAAACTATGACGAAGAAGTTAAACAAGATGATGACGACACCGACTAAGGAGAAGGTGAAGCGCAAGAAGCGCAAGAAGAGAGTACCGACGCAGGAACAGTGTCTCCATCGTGGGATCAAGTTCAGGCCGGGGATAGGTGACAAGAGAGCGATGGAGTTGTTCTATGACTTCATCAAAGTTCAGGGTCACAAAGCTCCAGCGATAAACTTGTTCATGGATGATCCATGCGCGGACTTCAGCATCAATATGTATGCGGAGGTCGCAAGCTGGAGCTACAGTCACCTGAGTACTTTCATTGAAGAAATCACAGGAGAGCAGCCGAAGCATCGTGAACACGCTTCATTGCTCGGAACTGTGAAGTGTATATTCCACGCACTATTCACTGACACAGAAGATACGTCACAAGCGGCTCTCCTGCGTTACGATTCAAAGTGGAAGATGTGGCCGGGGAAAGTCCGGCTGAAACCCAAGCGAAGGAGGAAGTCCAAGATGGCTACCAAGAAAGCAAGTAAGAAGAAGGCGTCAAGTAAGAGAGCAGTGAACAAGAAGGTCGGTAAGAAGGCCACTCGTACTGCGAAGAAAGCGGCGTCGAAGAAGAAGAACGGCAACGGTCGCGCGAATAGCATTGCGGTCCACGAAGGTAAGGTGACCAAGATGTTGAAGCGGCGCAGTGGCGCGTCAGTGATGGAGGTCGTTGACTCTGTTGGCATCAGCAAGAAGTCTGTCCGGAAACTCTTTGGCTCGCTGAAGGCGAAGTCCATGGATGAGGCCGGACGTTACAATCTCTGAGGCTATCGTGACGTGGATTGGGGAGGCGTGTCTTCGGATGCGCTTCCCCTTTTCTTTGGAGGAAGAACATGAGAGATTACCAATCGTTCAAAGGATGGGGTCAGAAGAGAACCATCCAAGCGCATGACGATGACATCGTCCGCACCTTTCCGCAGCATCAAATCTACCTGGAGGACGGCATCTTCAAACAGACGCGCTCCGGTCCCAACTGGCAAGGCGGAGTTCTTACCCTGTCAACATGCAAGCACTACATGAGGACAGCGAACGTCGACTGGATCTACACGTACATCGCAGGATTCACGCCGAAGGTAGGATGCGGCGACAGCTACTTACTGTTCCTCGCTCGCATCAGCAACGTCTTTGACAGCAACTATGATCTCGGGCAGTACATGAACGAGCATCATCGTGACGCATGGATCCAGAAGATAGCGCCACAGAATAACCTCGGCGACATCTACATGCCGAAGCGGAAGCTGACGGACAAGACCAAGTACAATCCGAAGAACTATTTCATCCCTCACGGTCATGTTCGTATGGAGATAGATAAGAAGTGGGGAGTGCCGAAGTGGAATAAGGATATTGACTACGAGGCGAAGGGACGCAGACCTGTCACGTTCATTTTTGATAACGTACACCTGTTCCAGAAGCCTGTCTTCGTGGCAACAAGACCGCTCCATCGGAGTGGATACAAGGGAACTATCAGTGACTTAAAAGAAGGAGTGAAACGAGTATGATCATAAACATACGCGGAACGAGTGGAGCCGGAAAGACCACCATCATCAGGGAGCTCATGGAGAAGTTTGACCATGGAGACGTCGTTGTGAAAGGGAAGGTCGTCGCCGTTGTAATCCATTGGGCTCAGCCCATCTATGTCATCGGACGGTACGACAACGTCTGCGGTGGATGTGACACCATCAAAACACAAGATGAGATCCGCCGTCGCATCGGTAAGTATTGCAAGCTCGGTCACGTTATATATGAGGGACTGACCATCAGCAACGGATACGCGAAGAACCTAGTGCATCATCGCCGCACGAAGCAGCCGTTCGCCTTCGCATTCCTGGATACTCCACTGCGAACGTGCATCTCCAGGGTTCGCAAGCGTAGGAAGGCAGCAGGAAATACGAAGCCGTTCAACACGGAGAACACGGAGAAGCTCTTCTGGGCGAACATGCGATATCTCCAGCGAGCAGTGTACGACAAGGCGAATCCCGTCGTGCTGAACATGGACCAGCCGACTAAGGAAATCATTGAGCTCCTATGGGAGAACAGGATATGAAGACGCCATCTTCACGGCTCGCGAAGTTCTACTGGTGGATCAACGAGCGACACCAGATCTACGTCCACAAGAAGGCTGACCGTCCTTGGCCTTGGACGAACGATAAGATCTTGCAGGAGTACAAGTTCACGAACGTATTCCGTGAGCTAGATGCAGAGACCATCAGGTTCCACGAGCGGATAGACATACTGGATCTGATGCCAGCCGACAAGCTCTACAGCATGATCATGTTCCGCGCGTTCAACCTTGCGTCAACGTATGACCTGCTGACACGCGGCAAGACTACGCACAACAGACCCGCGAAGATGAAGCGTATCTTGCACCTGAACGCAGACCGGGGGAAGAAGATATTCACCGGAGCATACATCATCACGAACGCTGGTCGCACTGAACCCAAGATAGATCTGGTGTGCGATGCGCTCGGTGTTCAGTGGCGTGGACGTCGTAAGATCTGGGAGGAGATGATGGCCGACGGCACGATGGAAGGATGCACGAAGATCCTATCAGCGTACCCGATGCAAGGTATGTTCACAGCGTACGAAGTCATCTGCGATATGCGCTATCAGCCCGGGATGCTAGACAAGGCTCCCGACAGAAAGAAGTGGGCGAACCTAGGACCGGGAGCGAGGCGAGGCATCAACCGGATCGTCGGCAATGACGCACAGAAGAACGTGTTCAAAGGAGCCGGTCCGTACATCGAGTTCATGCAGGAGATGCTGAAGACGTCGCCGAAGTACCGGGGGAAGCATGTACCTCCCCTGGAGATGCGCGAGATAGAGCATTCGTTGTGCGAGTTTGACAAGTGGATGCGAGTGTATAGAAACGAGGGTCGACCACGATCCAAATACAAAAGGAGTACGACATGATGCTAATAGACGTTGACAACGTGAACGAAGCGTTCAGGAAGGCAGCGCAGATTATCCTGAACGATGATAACTGGTGCGAGATAACTCCGCGCGAAGGCAAGGAGACGCGCGAGTACCTGGAGCCAGTCATTACCGTGTACCGAAAGCCGTGGAGACGTGTTCTGTTCTGCGACGTGCGTGATGCCAATCCATTCTTCCACTTGATGGAAGCACTCTGGATGTTGCAAGGACGCGATGATGCACAGTGGATTGGTCAGTTCAGTAAGAACATCACGCAGTTCGCTGAAGATGATGGCAGATTCCACGGAGCGTATGGATACCGATGGCGCAGAGGCATCGATCAGTTGATTGGTGTTGCCAATCTACTTCGCAAGAACCCTGACAGTCGCCGTGCAGTGGTTGACATGTGGAGTCCGGTCGCCGATCTCAACGCGGACAAGCGAGACATCCCATGCAACACGCACATCTACTTCAAGATCCGTGGTGGGAAGCTGAACATGACAGTCTGTTGTCGGAGCAACGATATCATCTGGGGATGCTACGGTGCGAACGCAGTTCACTTCAGTGTGCTTCAGGAATACATGGCACGGAAGATCGGATGCAAGATGGGACTGTACTATCACATCAGCGATTCGTGGCACTACTACATGGAGAACCCGACGATCAAGAAGTTGTTCATGGGAGCCGCGTATGGTGAGCAGGATTACTATGCCGGTCACGGATACACTCCGAGCCGCATCTCATCGTCTGCCATCATCAATCAGTCCACGAACATCTGGGACACAGACCTGAATCGGTTCTTCGGTGATGACTGGGATGACCCGATTATGTACCAAGATCTATTCTTCAGCAAGACCGCGTATCCAATGCGCGATGCCTGGAGATGTTACAAGAGAGGCGATATGGAATCTGCGTTGCATCTGTGCAAGAACATCGCGTCGCAGGACTGGTCTCTTGCATGTACTCAGTGGATGACGAGGAGGAAGAACCATGAAGCCACATGAGAAGGAAAGGCTACAGAAGATAGCCGACGAGATCGTACAGACGATCATAAAGAAAGATGAAGCATACGGTTCAAGCTGGAAGTCGCACGGCGGATACAGTGCGTTCTTCAACCTGGACCGCAAGTATAGTCGCGTTGAAGCTGGAGCTGAGCAGTTCCAGTTTGATCTGTTCAAGGCGACCATTGAGTTAGAAGAAGGAAGAGACTCGCTTGAAGACCTGATCGCATACGCACTGCTGACACTGATGGAGACGTACACCGTACCGATGCAGATGCCGGACAGACTACATGCTATCCTTGATCTTGATCAGTCCGGCGAGCCGGGACCTGACTACGTCGACCAAGATAAGGAGGGCTGATATGAATGAGAACTTGATTGCCATGAGCATCTTCGCATTGATCGGCGTGGTTATGGTCGATGACTGGGAAGTCGTCTTATCCTTGCTCGGTCTCTATCTCATCTGCGCGTTCACATTCTGGCTGTCCACATAGTCGAACCCGCGTACTGTCCGCGACCGCTCTGCTTGGCACCTGTACCGGGTGCCGGGGGAGCGGGTGCTGTGCGGTCCTACAGGCAGCGTGGCACGTACCCGCGCAGCACCCTCCGCCAGCACACTGTCCCAGCATCCCCCAAATCGGCGTTCTGCCTACCCTGCACCACACATCCCCATAGTACCCGAACGACCAGCCAGAGCCTCTACAGGCGTCCTAGTGGCTGTCCAAAAAGTGAGCAGTATTAAGCTGTCCATCTGGTAAACTTCCCTCCCTGTGCCTAGTACAGAGAAGTTCGACCGCGTCCTCCGCCTCCGATGCGAGCGCGAGCTCCTCGCATGATCGGATTACGTCCGCCGACGTTCGGGTTCCCTCCACCGGGATATCCACGCGGCGGACTCGGAGGAACCATTGGTCTCGGTCCTTTCCCCGGGAACAGGGAACCGTACTTTCCACCACCACGTTGAGGCGGCACTGCTGGCATTGCTCTCGGCGGCATTGCTCTCGGGTCTCTTCCACCGAAGGCTCCGCGCTGACGTTGGAACTGCTGCTGCATCTGACCGAGCGCTCCACGACCTCCCGGACCACGACCACGCATCCCGGGTCTGACCGGACCACGAGGACCACGACCTGGAGGCATCATGCGCTGACGCGGGTTCCTCATTCCTACCTGTCCTCTCTGAGCCTGAGCCTGAGCTCTGACCTGTGAAAGAGCTCCTCCTCCACCCTGAGGCGGCATCGCTCTCGGGTCTCTTCCACCGAAGGCTCCTCTCTGTCCTTGAAACCTGTTCATCATCCCTGCCATTCCACCAAATTGATACCCGTTCACTTTCTTTCTCCTATCTGCGTTTACAAATTCCTTCGCGACCGCTATGGTCGGACCCTTCATTCTATCTGGCTTCCATCCATGCGCAACTGCTCGCATGAACTTCGCTTGTTTCTTACTCTTGCTCGGCATTGTCTTCCTCCAGTAATCCAGCCTCTTCAAAGTCTTGCATCATCTGCCTATACTGGTCATCGGACAGTGCGCCAAAGACGGCGTCGTTGTATGGTGAGTTCACCCACTCTACCTTCTCCTCTAAATTCATATCGTCCCAGTGTGTTTCCACGTGCGATGTGACACGCATAGCGTTCTCTTCAAAGAACCGCATCTGATTACGTTGCTGTTCCATCTGCTCAAATTCTTCATCTGACGGTTCCATTGCCGTACCGAGTGTTCCGCCGAACCCTGCTCCCATCATGTAGCTCTTCGGTGATGGAACGATCGTGGGGTTGAAGAACTCTACTCCGGCTCCAGCGATTGCTCTTGGTGCTGCTGTCGCTGTCTTCACTACTTGTGGAATGCGAGTGGTCAGAGGCAACAGTACATCATCTACCTTCGTTACGAGTCCCTTCGTGACAGACGCAGGAGTAGGAACTTGAGCCACCATCGTACCGAGCGCTCCCATCAAGTGCTGAGGGAAACCTTGCGGCCGATCAAGACCCCACTCTTCTTCCTGACCACGAGCCATCTGCTCCATTCGCTCCGCTCCCTCTATTGAGAACGCGGGAGGAGTGAAGTCGCCGCCGAATACGTTGCCGATAATTGCCGGTAGAGCGGCGACTGCCTTCAGGTCATCAATGATGCCAGGATGAAACGGATCTTCCTTGTTCTTCTTGTTGGCAAACTCCTTCATCTCCTGCCATTCATCCATCGTCATGACGCCCATCTCTACCATTTCAAACGGTGGAGCTGAGTGTCCGAAGTGCCACTTCGGTTTCCCTGTCTCTGGGTCAAGGGTCTTCCATTGTCCGGCCGCGTATGCCGGAATGAACTTCAGTGCGTCCGTCCAATACTTGAGTTCATTGTACTTCCGCGAGTCTTCCTGCTCCTCGTGGTACTTTTGGAGCCACTCACCTTGCTCGCCACCTGACAGTTCTTTGTTGAGCTTCTTCAGCTCCTCCAGTCCTTCTTCGTCCAGGCTCTCCCTGAATTCTTTGGATGGGATGATCTCGTAGAAGTCTTTGCTCGGCCGTCTAAGACCAGCGAGCCCTCCCATCTGAAATGCCTGAGCGCTATACTTGACGAGTCCACCCTTCTTGAACTGAGGAACGCCGAGCAGCTTGATCTTCTCCCTCACTTCCGGGGTCAGCTTCATTGCCGGGAAGCTCTTTACAGATACACTCCTTCCTCCGGCTCCCATCAGATTTGTGTATTCATCGTACGCGATACTGAAGTCTTCTATTAAGTTCTTGATCTGGTTCTCTGGCTTGAACTCAGCCCATCGTGCCATCGCAGTCGGATCATCCGCAGCGACACCCTCCCAGTTTTCGAGGACGAACCTACGGATCGCAGAGTTCCTATTCAGTAGCTCCATCGGCGGCACATCCAGCAAACTCCAATCAGCAACGTCACTAGGAACATCATCTATCATTTCTGCGACGATGCGTTCAAAGTCTCCCATACCAGTTATCGCGTCTGTCTTGCTAGAACCTTCCTGGACGTAGTCAATCATAGAGTGCATAAGGTCAATTGGATCTTCGTAGTCTTCAACTGCCATTGTGAGTGGACGTACCTCTGTTCCGGCATCAACTTCAAACTCAATATCTTCTACGACGGCACCATACCTTCGCGCGAGCTTGTCTAGTTCGCCGCGATAGACTTCGTCGTACATTCTCACCATACCCTTTTCGCTCTTCGCTGGCATCTGTCCTTGATTGATGTTGGAGTACCTTTCTATCTGGTCTTTGCCGCGCGCGAGAGCAAGGTAGTCTTCTCCTTCATCCACTGCGTTCATCAACTGCTTTCGCAGTTCCATTTGAGCATAGTCCCCCGGATTCTTAAATGGAACATTCTGCACTTTGGCTTCAAGCCGCTCCTTGATGTTCGCCAGCTTATCAAACTCTTCATTCAGTTGGAAGTGACGGATGTCCGCCATCTTATCTTTATTGATGGGACTCGTCGCTTCAATTTCTTTATTGATCCTGGCGAGTTCGTCTATCGTGTCTTCAAGTTCTATACTATCGTCTATCCCAAGATACCCTCTGCGCTCGGGGATCATGTCTTCTATCTCGAGGTCTGCCTGACCGACTGCCCACTCAGATTCGTAAGTCTTGCCGGTCTTTGGATCGTGGAACATCTTCTGTGCTGCTCTACGATTAACGTCTGATTGGATTTCCTCAACGATCCGTACTCTCTTTGGATCTTGTATTCCTATTTCAAAACTCTTCTGCGGTAACAGATGAGTCGTTGTGCGTGACCATGAAAGTGTATCCGGACCGAAGTGACCTCCAGATTGAAGTCCTCTCAACCGAGTAATACTTTCTTCGTACGTGCTTCCCGGGGACGTGTGGTGGTAGCGCTCTCTTCCACCATACTCTGTTCCGAATTCTGGGTCAACGTGCCTGATGCGATTAAGACCAAGGAGCTTATCGCCTTCAACATTTCCCGCGAGTATCGTGTCTGTGTACGCTCGACCCAACGGTCCCTTCTCTGCGTCATCAGATTGTGGAATTAGATGGTGCGGACGGTCTCCGTAGCTTTCCCTCGCCACGTCTATCTCAAAGACTGCCCGATTTCCGCGAATCAGATTACGAACCTCTTCCCTCGTCAGCTTGTCCTGTCCACCAATGAGATCTTCAATTCCGAACTCGCCAGCCCAATCAAGCTCCTCTTTCTTCAATGGGAACTGGACACCTTCGCGTCTGACCATACGTCCAGGCTTGAGGTAGTTCAGCCACTGATCCCCACTGTTTACTTCAAACGGAGCATCCAGGATCGCTTCGTCCAGAGTAGAGAACACTCCAGGCTGAACGGTTCTCCCGGCTCTGTACTGCTCAAGACGACGTATCGCCTGAGCGACTGCTGATGCTCTTGCTGACATTAGAAGGTCGGTCCCAGTGCCTCGGCTTCTTTGCGGAGACGCTCAAGTTCTTTGCGGTACTCTGCCTTCGTGTCCGGCTCTTGAGCTTGCTTCTCTTCCCTCATCGTTCGCTGCGCTACATTCGCAAGGAAGACCTTCAGGTACTGCGTCGCTTCATCCTGGAAGACACGCTCACTAGTCGGTGTCGTCAGGAGCTTCCCATAGAGTACGGGGTCAGTCTGCGCTCTGGCTAGGATTACCCGCGCCTGATTCGTTGTGAGCTTCTCTAACATGACACGAGCTTTCTTAGCGAACCATCCGGCGAGAACTAAACTGCTTCCCATTCCTCGTCCTGCTACTTTCTGTCCGTGCTTCGCACCGAGGATCGTTGCAATGAGCTGAAGGATATCTGCCGGTCCATCTTCATATAGTTGCGCGACAGCAGCCGGAGACTTTCGTTGTGCCATGATCAGACGGTCAGCGATCTCATTAGCTCTACCGATGGCGTCATCATCCATGCGTACTGCTCGCGCTGATTCATCCAGGGTCTGCAAGACCTTCTTCAGCTTCATGCCGGAGATCACTTCCAAGCCATCACTATCGGTGATCGTAGACTTCTGCAGCACTGTTTCAAAGAAGTCCTGCTGAGTATTGAGCAGATCCTCATCTGTCATGTTCGCTACGCTGCGACGAAGCCGCTCAGGATCGTTGAGCAACTTGGCAACGGGACGACCAGACGCAGCGAGTGAACGAAGCTCAAGTTGCTCACCTCTGGCGTATGCTCCCTTCGAAGATGCTGATCCCCTCAGTGCGCCGAGCAGACCATCCGGTGTCAATCCTTTATCTCCGGCTGCTCCACGGAACACTGCGTTCTCAGCGATCTTATAATTGCGATAGTACGAATCAACGATCTGGAGTTCTTGCAGCACTTCAGGCTTGAGCTGAGTCTTCAGTAGCATGCTCACCTTCTCTTCTGCGATCCGGAAGAGGTCTGCCGCTTCTATATCGCCGCGTGAACTTGCTCGGCGAGCTTCCCCGCGCAGATCAGAACGGAATGCCAGGATATCACCACTGTCCCAGACCTTCGTATCACCTGCTCCCTTCATAGTCTTCAGGCGACGGGTCAAGCCGTCCATCATACTCTCTAGTCTGCGCCCAACTTTAAGACGGGTAGACTCTTCAACCATGATCCTGTTCGTCTGTGGGACGTTCAAGATCATAGTCTCTAGCGTTGTCCTGCGAGTGCCGACTAGGTTAGGTACGATCGGCCATCCTTTGAACTCAGCGTATAAAGGCTTGAAGGATTTATAGAGTTGATCCAGCATTTCTTCGGACGTACCTGGAGTGATCTCTACTCCATCCGGCGCGACACGTTGAAAGACTGCCTGTTCCCAGTTCTGTTTCCCGCGCGGAGTACCGTACAGACTACGAAGTTCTCCCTCGGCGCGTTTGATCGCAGAGAGGAGGTCGTCGCGCACTTGCTTATCTAGCACAGCATCGTCTGCCAGTACGCGAGCTTCCTGTGCCATGAGCCGCTCTTCACCAGTCACACGAGCAGGAGTCAGTCCTTCCATCTCTGGCTTGATCTTGCCAGTCTCGTCGAGCATCCCAGCTACTTTTTCTGCTGCTCCGGGTTGATCTTCCACCCTCAACTGCATCTGTTCGGCTGCTCGTGGCATCGCACCAGACTCACGGAAGGGATTGAAGTTCTTCATCCCCCATCTCCAGGCATTCTTCGCCATGCGAGGGAGAGCACTAGGAGATAGACCAGCAATCATTCCAGCACCGAGTCCCGCTGCCATCTGTTCGGCTGGACGGGCTCCTAGCTGTTCAGTGTACTCCATCGCAGCACCAGCAGCCATCGAAGCAGCAGCCTCAGACGCTATGAAGGTCTTCGGCTGTTCAACTGCTGTCTTCGCAATGCGCTGACCGATCTGCTTCAGTAAGAACGCAGCCCGAGCAGCACGACCACGAGGGTACTCGTTCGGCATTGAACCTTTGAACTTCGCATACTCCACGTTCTGCCTGTCAGTCAGGTTAGGATCAAACGCAGCATCCATGAACGGAGCAAGCATAGCCGGAGTCATGATAGCAGCGACGCCGAGTGCTTCACCGGCACCTTCAATGACTGTCGTTGGCTCCGACTCCAATCCTTCGGGATAGCCTTGAAGCTCAGCCATGACATCATGGATGCTATCGCCACTCCCCAGAGGCTGGTCTACTTGAATTCCCACTGCGTTCAACATGCCATTGACAATATCAACGGGGATGCCGAGCGAGTTAGATATCCCCATCGTGAACCCGTGACCGAACTCATTCACCGGATCATCAAGGAACTTCGATCGGTCTTCTGCTGCTTGTACCAATCCTGATCGCTCTTCAGCGTTCGCTTTGATCTGGTCAAGTTCAGCCTGAAGATCTTCCATATTAGCAGCCATCACTCTCGCTCCCTATCTAGTTGTTCTTGTAGAAATGTTATCCTCGCCTTCTGCTGTGGGGTCATTGCATCCCACGCTCCCTGTGACATTCCTAGGTTCTTCGGCGGAGAGTCTGGTAGTTCTGGCAGTTCACCCGGGAAGTTCTTCGGATCCATGTAATCTTTTGGGACTATCAATCCTCGGCGCCGAAGGTCTCTTGGGACACCAAGATCGCGCAGGAACGTACCGAATGCTTCAGCGACTGTCTGTTGTTTGACGCGAAGCTTGTGTCCGATGTTGGGATCGGCGGCATCCTGTCTTGCCTTCACGTATTGATTGTACAGGAATCCGTCAAGCTCGATCATCCTTGCTTGCATCATCGGACCAGTGTCCATGAGCTCCGGCGACGTTGCTGCTTCTTTCATTGTCATCTCTATTAAAGGTATAGACATGCGAGCGCTATCATTGGCGATGAGGATTCCAACTAAGTGCTTCGTTCTCATAACTAGACCCTGTCGTGCGATGAGCGTTTCCGTTGCGACCGGACCACCGAATAAGCTGGATGCGAATGACAGTCCGGCTTTGATGCTGGAGATCGGACCTGTTCCTAGCGCAGCCATCGACCACATCGATCTGCCTTCCTTGATCATATTGCCAACGTAGATATCCGCTTCTATCTCAGCATCAGTTCTAAGATCTTGTTCTCCCGGAGTTGATGTCCCTCCAGGCGGAGTCTGGTAATCACGAGGGCTGTTCTTAAAGTACCCTTCAAGCGAACCAATCGGCACTTCAACAACAGACTGGTCAATCTCATTGATCAACCGAGCCATCCCAGTCGCCTCTACGATCTCAATGTCAACGAAGCCATCAACGAGCGCTGCCGCGTCAGGTCTGTTGTATCCCCATCCGTGTATCAGGTCTTGGATCCTTGCTTCGCGCGCTGCTCCACCGGCTCCTGTCGTCCCACGAGCGATGGTCTTCATCGCCTGTCGCATGTTCAGTTGCGTCTGCTCATACTCCAGTTGATCAAACTCAGCCTGAAGCGTATGGACGGGACCGAAGACTCCTGCCTCTGCGATATCCAGCTTAGACAATGTTTCATCACGTCCAATATCAAACTCGCTCTGTCGTGCTGCAAGAGGCTGGAACTGTTCAGCGACGTTCGCAGCAGTCTCACCGAACCCTCCTGCCTTCGTAGGAGCGCCGAGTCCGGCCGCGAGCGCGAACCACTTCTCTGACTTGCTCACAGCACGTTGTTCCATGATGCGTTCGCGAGCTTGCTGTAGCGCACCGAGGATGTCTTCTTGCTGACCTCGTACATCTTCTACGACATCTCGTGGGATCCCAGGACTCTTCAAACCCTGTTCCATCACGCGTCTGGCGTAGTCTATTCCTTCGGGGGACGATGGTCCGCCGCCGAAGACTTCAGCCAGTGATGCAGTAAGATCTTCTTGACTGATTGACATTACATCTCCCATCCATCTTGAGGTTTCCAGTACGGAGGATCAGCTTCCTTCTCTGCGAAGCCTCCCTCGTAATACTGTACGAGTCCGCCCTTCGCGCCCGGATTCCTGAATTGATCGTAGACTCCCATGCCGGTAGCGAACAGACTTCCGAGCTGACTGGCCTGAGAAGGTTGATAAGACAGATTAGCCATCGGTCCATAGGACTGTTCTGTTCTCGCTCTGTCGTACGGCAGTCCGCGGATAACACTGGACATCCAGTCAATCGTGTTCCGTGGATAGTCGCGCTGCTGCCTGAAGTCACCGTAAGCAAGATCCAAGCTTCCCTGCTCCATACCACGTTGCGTCCGACCGATTGCTTCCATAGCAGCCGCATCACCGTATCCCATTCGGGAAGCCATCTCACCGAGCGCTCCATACTGTCGTGACCCTTGTATGCCGAGTTCGCCGGCGATTCCCGCTGCCTGGAGATTGCGTCCTGCGTCCGCACCGTACAGTTCTCCGGCCTGTCCGTATGCTCCAGACAGAGCCGCGAGTTGCTGAGCAGTGAGGTTCTCACTGAAGTCACGCGTCGCTCGGCCAGCCATCTCCATCATCCGATCACTACCGAAGTGACCAGAACGAGTGAACGCATCGCCGACACCTGGAAGAGTCTCTTCCCGGAACTGTCTTTGCGCCAATTGATTCTGGCGAGCCAGTACGTGACCGATGAACGGATCCATGTACTCGCCGACCGCTCCGGGGAACCCACGAGTTCCTTCACCGAGCTGACCGAATGCCTGACTGAGTCCTCCGCCGAGGACACCTCCGGCCTGATCAAGATACGGTTGATAGGCACCGACGTTCTCTTCAACCATACCGAACGCTTGTTCTTCCTCTGGAGTGAAGTCTGCGATCCTCGGGCCTCCGTAGGGTTGATACCCTTCGGCGCCGATTGCATTCGCGCGAGCGATCAGTCCTTGTGTATAATCAGACAACCACTTCGGCATAGACTCAACAGTCTGACCATACGTTGAAACCGATGGTGGCGGTCTTCCTTCAAATAGAAAATCATTGACTGGCATTATCCTCTCCTCGCAGATTCTTCTCTAATCCGCGCTTTGAACTTGCGCATGAACGCACGATCATTCTTAAACCCTCCAAGGTCATCTGCAATATTCGTGATGTCGTTGTCTGTAAGATTCCTTACAAGACCTCCGTAAGCGAAGCCTTCAATTCCACCACCTCCATCCAGAGACTTCAGTTGGTCTGCTATCTGCTTCACTCGCTTCTTATTGCCGGAAGTGATTGCGAACTCCAGCTTAGAAGCGAGCCTCTTGATTGCTAGGAGCCCTGACCTGTTGACGTTTCCACCTTCCGCCTTCTCGCCGAGCTTCTCAAGCTCACGTTCAGTCCGGCTCTTCCACCGTCTTGCCTTCGCCAAGAGACTCTCCGTCTCTTTCGTGGTGAGCTGATCTGTCTTCTCCTTAGCCTTGCTCTCTTCCTTCTTCTTGCCGTACTTGCGCTCCCACATCTTGTATCGCGCCGATCCTTTCTTGTACGGGTTCTCATCCGGAGGAACGTATCCACCCTCCTGCATCTCCACTACTTTGTTCGTCCTCACGTTGTACATCTTTCCATCTTTAGATTTTATGAACCCATCAGCGTAGTCTGTAGCATTCCGGCGAGACAGACCCTTCTTCATAAGCTCTGCGATCTTAGCTTCTCGCGTAGACTTCTTCTTCTTAGCCCTTCCACCCTTCGCCATGTACTCCATCGGCTCTCTGGCTTCGTCACTGAAGCCTCCCTTCGCAAGCTTCTTCGCCTTGTGCTTCCGGAGCTTCTCTCGCATCTCATCCAGACGACGCGCTCCGGCGTCAGTGCTACCATCGCCGAGCAGTGCGACAGACTCACTGTCTATCACATACTCACCGTCGCTCAACACTGCTGGGATATCATCACTCCTACCTGTCCCCGGTCCACGAACATGACCGCCGGATTGATACTTACGAACTAGACCGCCGAGCTTGTATTCAGCGTATCCGCCTTGATCATACTCATCGATGTATCCGCCGTGAACGTATCCACCCATCGCAGCATACTGACCGACAGGACCGAAGCTCCCCGGTGGATACATTGTCTCAGTCGATTCATCGTATGTCCAACCCTCTCCCTGTAGCTTTGGAATCCTCAGCTTATCATAGATCCCTTTGAGTCTTATCGGCTGTGGACCTCCCGGACCTCCCGGACCTGGACCGGCGGACGCTTGCGGACCGGCTCCCGGAGGAGTCGTTGATGGGATAGCATTGTTTCCGAAGAACAGAGCTTCACCGGCATCCTCTCCACGACCGTAGTTATAATAATCTTGGATCGGCATCTGCTCGCGGTCAAACGACAGGTTCGGCAACGGGTCATTGAACCCTGGAGGCAGTCCTGCCGAGAAGTCCGGCGGTCCTTGTTCTCCCGGAGTATCAAACAGACCGAGCGCTCCTGCTCCTGCGATTGCGCCTCCGGCTGTGAGCCACGGATGCTCTCCCATCCATCCCTTCGCTCTGTCCCACATACTTGGATCTAAGACTTCTCCAACACCACTATCCAGCACTGCTCCCGACAGCGTTGTCTGCGGAAGTGTTTCAGATCCGAAGCCGAATGGATCCTGCTGACTAGGATCAAGGGTCATGGAACCTGGAGTAACATCGAACTCACCTTGTGGGCTGAAGATATCCTTACCGATACCAGTGAGCTTCTCCTCCATTGCGCGCATCGGATCTCCCATGAGCGACTGCATCCCAGCACCGAGCGCACCTTGTTTGAACCCGACTCCTGTGCCTTCACCTGCTACGCCTCCCATGATCGCATCGCCGGCAATCCTCGCAGTCGCACCTGACAGCCCGAGCTTCTTACCGATGTCGGCGCCGACACCGGCAGAAGTCAGACCGCTCAACGCGCCAGAGATTGCACCTGCTTTTCCGCCACTGATCGCACCGATGCCAGAGCGGACAATAGTATTTCCGATGGTCGCGGCTACTTTGCCGGTAGCACCGAGCCATCCACCGATCGCTGAACCTAGACCTGGAGCAAAGATGTTCAGCGCGATCGGTGCAATGAAAGCAAAGAGTGGAGACTTGACAATCTTCTTGACTGTCTTCTTAATTCCCTTCCACAACTTAGACAGGAATCCATACTCGGGTATCCCTGTATCCGGGTTGATATCAGGTTCTCCCCACATCCCAGTGAGCGCTTCATACTCTTCAGGGGATACGTGTAAGAGCATCTCGTCATCACCGCGACCGGCTGCTTGAACATTCTGCGCTTGATCCATGATCTGCGACAGACCACCTTGCTGATATCCATGGACCTCTCCGCCCATATTGTAGAGGCGAAGTTGTTTCGTCTGTCCACCCTTCGGACCACCGAGCTCTTCAGCCGCGATCGTCATCAGCATCTCAAGGCCTCCAGGGACTTGAGCGATGGCTCCGATCTGCTCGGTCATTTCTTTGCCTCGCTTCTCTGCTCCAGGTCCTTCGAGCTGAACCGCGCCACCTTTTCTATAAGTCATATCCGTTCCACCTTTGTTCTACATCAAGTCTTGTGTTAGAAAGAAAGCAAACGCCCACTTTCGCCAGTCATCAAAATCATATGGGACCGGAGCATCTCTACCTATCTCATCCGGATCACCAATTAAGTTCATCGCCCAACTCTGCCACTCAGCAGGGTCTAACAATTTCTGTGTCGTACCGTTACCGATCTCTGTGAACTTCGCCATCTCATCAGTCCATTCAATGACGTCCATGTATGTCGGATCGAGTATCATGACTCTAACCTTTCTCCTGTCGGTTCAACGTGAGCTAGTGTTTCACCGAACTCATAGTTGCCGCCTTGGACGTTGCTCGTAAACTTGAAGCTCATCAGTCGCCGAATGGTCTTCATCTTTACAGTCTCTTCTGTCCCGGACGATGCCGTCTCTACGATTGTCTGCGCAGCATCTTCAATGAACGGAGCCTTCGCATTGACACGACCACGGACGTTGACCGTCATGGGACCAGCCTGAACGAAGTCCGGCTCTATCCGTGCCACTCTCAATTCCTTGTTGTTCGGCTGCTGATCGTCGACCGGCATTCCAATCTCTGCCGTTTCAAAGAACGATTCTATCGGGTTGATGGTTGACATCTGCACACGATCCACTCCAGTCTCATGCTGCCAGAGTGTATATAAAGGTGTGCTGAAAGTACCGGCATTCTGAGCATCGACCATGAATGGCTTGTTATATACCTTCGCGAACACTCCAGCAGTCCTTCCAGGGAATGATGAAGATGGTTCCATTCCTATGTCCAACGGAAGCTCAGTGTCATACCAGTATCCTTCCTTCACGTTGAAGATGACCGCGTGAGTACACTCAGTCGCAGTGCCGCGTGGATAGCACCACCAGATCTCACCGAACCGAGGCACCTTGAACCCGAAGACCTTCTGTCGCTGACTGAAGTTCAAGTTGTCGTAGAAGTAATTGACGTTGAAGTCATTCGGGATATCGCGTACGACACCATTGAACATCATCCATCTGTCTACTCCAGGCCAGAAGAACGTTCCATCGTACTCCACGACACCCTGACTGCTCAAAATGCTGATCTCATTGGCGAGCGTATCAAACTGCCAGACAACTCCCCCTCCAACGAACGTCGCACGAACCAGTGCATCTAACGACCAGAACAATCCGGCCGGACCTTGACCTGCTCCGCGAAGAGGTTTCCCTGCAACGACTTTCTGTTGCGTGACGTTCGCCGTAGCATCTAACGTCGTGGGGTCATTGACGTTTGACCAAGAGATACCTCCGTCGTTTCCAAACGCGAACAGGTACGGACCGAGTGTGACGATACCTCCGCTGACACTGATCATGGTGGAGTCTATCAGAAGACCAGAAGCCGTCGCCGTTCCAAGATAGATCGGTGTCTCTGCTGTGCTATCTATGTTCGTCAGGTTCCTACCTGGATGAGCGATGACATCTGTTACGACAGCGAGTGCATCAAAGAAGTGATCAAACTGCCACAGATGATCTAGCTCTGATGTGAATCCAGCCGGAGTTCTGTCATTCTGACCAGCGAGTGTTCCATTGCTGCTGATGATGT